TATTTCTGGTAGCCGGATAGTGATGTATGGATATCCACTCACCTTCTTTGATGATATACTGCGTGGCCCGTGGAATGCTGCCAATACGAGTCTCAATAGTCAACAAATATCGCAGGCCTTTGTTGGCTCGTTCCACACTGCCCATGATAGTCATAGGAAGACAAGAACCTTGAAGCCCATGAGGAACACGACCATTGAATCGGTAATATTCTGTACCATCGTTAAAGCCGAAATGGTCGGGTAGATCTTTAGCAAGCATGATCGCTCTTTTCATCAAGATATTTCAGGGCACACATTTCGGCATCAAGACGGGTATCACATACCTTTCGGCATTGCAGAATCTTACGATCATAGATTTTGACAATATACCATTTGGCTTGATAATTGAAATCAATAGTTATGGTACATTTTTTGTTCGAAATTTATCGATACGTTTGATCGAAGAAGGTTCGTTTTCAGACATGTACGTCAGAACTATAGCGATGATAATGACGAATAGCGTCATGATGGCTGCTATCAAGATTGACAATATATCTGACACAATAATTCCTTTCAAAAGACAAAGCTCTAACCACGTGTAATTGTGATTAGAGATTTGATTCAGTTCTTGGTGATGGTGTATAGTGCTTTGTCGAAAATATTCGGCTTGCCCATTTGGTTGATGAATACTCGCATTCTCGTGCATAGACGATCATTCATTCGAATGTCTTCTTTAAGTGTCGCGATGTAATGCGGGTCATTAAGAGAAGATTCATTCAGAAGTTTCTGATTTGTTCTATTTTTTGATTCTGCGGATTCGATAACGTCCTGGGCCATTGCGATTGCTTTTGACTTGGTCATGATAAATCCTTTCAAGATTAGTTCTTCACTATAGCCCTTGTTTTTACCGCGAGGCAAAACTCTAACCACAAGTTTCTGTGATTAGAGATTCGAATTACAATTCTATGATGCGTACTGCATCGGCTAATTTCTTAAATGATTCCTCGTCAAGAGTTTCTTTCGCCAAGTCAAAAGTTGCATTGCTTCCATTCACATAGCCAATCTCATAGTTTAATACCAGAGCACTAGTAACTGTGGTTAACAGTGCTATACTAATACCTATGGGGTGCTTGCGAATGAACTTTCCAATTTTCGACATGCGAGAAGTTTCCTTTGATGATTCTTCGTTCATGATAATCCCTTTCAATAAGTTCATAAATAGTTCTTCACTATAGCCCTTGTTTTTATCACGAGATAAAATTCTCGTCACATGTTACTGCAACGAGAATGATGGCTATAGTGGTATCAATCCAAGTAATGCTAGATTAATGTTGATGTACTGCAATATCGCGCGGTTATTACCCATGAGATTCTGCATTCGCTTCAAGTCATTGAGAGAGATATCACATAGAGGTTTGCTGGCTAGACCTTTACAAATTCTACAATTATCTCTGACGAGAATCAAGTTTTCTTTGAGTGTGGTCTGGACATCTTTGTCTATGGATAGTTCCTCAATTTCAGGAAGTAAATCCGAAATTCGGATAATAGCCTGGTTCAATCCAGTAATATCAAGTTGAGTCATAATGAATCCTTTCAAGATATACTATTTCATTATAGTCCATGTTCTTCCTGCGAGGCAAAAATTTATAGGCCACGTTGTTAGCGCGACCTATAAACTTCGATACCAGTAATCAGAGATGACTACTTATGTTAGATTCTTGGTTTGTTCACGAACCCCATCGCCTTTGAAGCAACGACGTGGCCTGTATCCTCCCAGAATAAGATGAGGGCAACACTGAGGAGGCTACCGCCAACGGTCAGCATCGTATTGGGGTCTATACCACCGAATGACGCGTCATGCGTTTTCGATTTGTAGAGAACCTCAAGATTTGCTGCCATTGCAGTATACTCGTCGGTATTGGAGTCAAGTTGTTCCATTTGGGTCAAGCAACGATCGATTTCTTCGTCGAGATGAGATGGTGTCTTTCCAAATTTAAACATAATGAATCCTTTCAAGATGTACTATTTCATTATGCACCATGTTTATGGTGCGAATCACTTGGTAGTGACTTCATTGACCTTAAGAACAACCGAGTCTTTGTTCTTGAGATCTTCCAAGGAATTCACACTCAAATATACATTGGTTGGAGCGCCGTTCGTACTATCTTCAAGGTTCAGCGAACCGACGACGGTGGCATCGTTCCGAGCCTGTACCTGTGCTGTGTGATTGGCAGAGCTCACGCCGATAAGGACACCCAGCAGGGACAACAGCGCAGACAGTGTGCCCACAATGGCCGTGGTATTCGGCAGATCCCAATATCCTGCAATCGCTACGTAGGCAGCAAGTACTGCATAGCCAGCTACCAGAGCAACCCACTTAAGAAAATCGTAGAGATTCTTCGGTAGATGGTTCTTCGCATAATTTGCAGTGTCATCATCAGAGGTTACTGTTGATGTTGTATCACTCATTATTCATCCTTACCATGTATAGACTTGGACTTTGCCATGTCTAGTATCGATTTATTGCGAAGCGGCAATTTGTCAACTTCAGCTATCATTTTCTTCGCCATACCATTGCCGCCCAGTTTGTCATAAGGCTCGTAGAGGTATTTGATGAAATCCTCATACTCGTCCTTACTTATCCATCCACGGTCAATATATATCGATGCTTTATCGACAATACGATCATGCATGATTCCCCGGATGGCTTCGGATTCAGCGGTTTTACTATTACCACGCTGTTGAATATAGGCCCAGAATCCCGATGAAGCAATTACTGAGCCTGCAATCGTAGCGAGCATTTCAAACCAATGCAAATCCCCTCCTTAAGGATGTAGATACTGGATATCAAGACGAGTCTGAGTCCCCCAGGTAAATGAACCATTTCCTCCATCAACCAATCGGAGAGTAAGAATATCGCCTTTAAGCAGGTATACTATGGTCTTAACAAATGGTGTCATGCACCATCCATTAGGCAACGTTCCAAAATCAATATTGGTATAGTATCCAATATATTGCCAATCTTGATTAGGTCGACCCACAGCAGCTTTAACCACCTTCGTCGTGCTTACTCGAAGATTCAGCATACCCCAAATCTCATAATATCCTGATTCTGGGATTAGGATGCCTTTTTTGGACAGATAGGTACCCAGTGTTAATGGTGCATCGCCGTCAGAAGTAGTAACATTGGCAAATGAAGCTTCCCAAGAAGTGCTATTTGAATCGCAATTAAAAGCTGTACCAGCAATAGGAACTTTCGGGATTTTCGCCCAAGTATTATTCTTGTAGACATACTCGTCTTGGCCATTCACGATTGCCCGCTGATTGTCATTAGCAGTTGCTCCCAGATCACTAATATCACGAGCAAACATCATACCTGCAATCTGAGCATACTGAGCTGAAATATAGACTTGGTCAGTGGTAATCCCAACTTGAGCATTGTCGATCACTAATTGCGCCTGTTGAGCATCGGTGCCAATGAATATACCATTCTTGGCATTGATATTAACTCGAGCACCAGCTTGACTTCCGTCAGCGCTAATCAATGAAAATAGATCATCACCATTTTCATCACGCATTGTCATCAGAGGATATCCATTATCATCAGTACCGAGCACCAATTCAGATTCAGAAGGAATATTGTAGACTAAAATATCATCAATATAGATTTCTGGATAGTATGCTGGTATTTTAGCAGCATCATCAACAAAATCGGAGGAGATACTAATACCATTGAGCTCTTTGCCTATCGGAACTGTAATAGACAGTTTCGTCCATCCATCGTCAGCAGTGAGAATCTTGGTTTGACTAATAATCTGGTTATCTGAAACAGTATACAATTGGAATGTCGCAGGAGTTTTATTGCCATTGGTGACATCATTTTTGACATAAACACTAACCTCTTGCCTGCTTTCACGAGAGCCACTAAGTTTTACTTTGAGGCCTGGCGATGCATGCCAGCGAGTTGTTGAGGATGTACTCCCTTGTCCTGACTCCTGATAAGTACTTTGCAACCATACTGATTTCGATCCTGTGTGAGCATCTACAGCACTTGGCCATGCATAACGATCGCTACCGATAGTGTATTTGCTGCTATCAAACTTCGAGGATTCAAAAGTTTCAGAAAACAGAATAGAAGACACACTTGAGGATTTGCTGATATGCACCTCGCCACCAAAAATCTTCAAGTTCTGAGCTACTGCATCAATCAACTGAGCAGTTGTTGCTTTAACATTGCCACCTGCCGTATCAAACACAATATTTCCATCAAGATCGGTAGTGTGAAATCCAAAAACATCCATCCAACTTCGAGGATTTGAATCTCCGCTCTGAATGAGTGCCGAGGAAATGATTTGAGCTGCTATCTTTCGAGCAGTAGCATCCTGAAGATCAGCTTCACCAGCCGTGAGCTTGGCGACATCCAAATTTGCTACCTGAGCATTACCAATAGCATTCTCGCCAATAAAATCCTGTCCCACTTTGACCTGCTTCCATGTATTTGCCGATTCAAGGATGTAACGACTAAGTACTGTGCTACCACTACGAACTTCCCAGACAGAACCAATAGCTTTGTTGGCACTATCACTAGCAGTAGGAATATGATCACTGATGGTAATTTTGTTGGCGGCAACAGTTGCAGCTTGTTTGGCAGCATTTGCTGTAGTGTCATCAGTGTATTTTGAAGCGACAACCCAATCGTCTGCCGAATATGACTGCGTTGCTGCTTTAACGATACGACATTTCATAATGTCACCGCCAGAACCTTGAACCCAGAGATCGCCAATATCATACGGAGGCTTGGGTGTCACCACGAATACTTGACGTTTGGAATCGGCAGTGTCTTGGGCCTTTGCTGCATCTTCCATGGCCTTGACAACATCGTTGTCGCTAATACGTTGCCAGGAATATACATTGTTCTGCACCTGATAACGATAAACATAACCAGTAATAGTGTTATAGAACAAATCACCAAGATGGTTATTCTTGAGATCTGTGGTATTCCAGTCAGTCGTAGGTAATTGGTCATCTGTGGGCGCATATGGCTTGAACCATGTGGTAATAGCACCATCAATTTGTGACTGCATATCGTCAGTGACGATCTTCATGGCATTGATATATGCGGTAAGGTCGCTGCTTACCTGCATCGACTTCTTGTAGGCATCGGCTGCCGCAGCATATGCGGAATCAGTCTGCACCTGTGAATATGCAAACGTACCGTCCTTATACAGTGTTCGTTCTGAACGGTACAAGGTTCTATTCTCCTGATATCTAGGCTCAATACTAGTCCAAGGATCTGGGGGCGACAATGTCGTTGGCTGAGAAGGAGTTGTATCCGTTCCCAGGTAATAGAATGAAGTAATGCTGTCAACACTGACGCCAGTTTCTCCGTCAGTAACGTCAACAAGCGTCACTTCATCAATAGCCTTCTGTGCCATAATTATCCTTTCACGCATCGATGATGCACTGGAACACTGCTTTATTGGTTACTTCAGAACTGGTAACTTTCAATGCAAACCCGTCATTGGTAAGTCTGGGATCATTGCTCGCAATGTCTACGAAATCGTCTTGTCCCGATGGCTGATACCGCCAATGCAATGACACAGTATCGCCGTAGAGTAGTTTCAAATCTGCTAACGTAGTGATGATCATTGCTCCATAGAACACCTTGACGGTAAGATCTGTATTGACATTACCATTCTTAAAAGTATTGCCCTGAGAACTGTTGATCTTCAAGGATGCAGCACTATTTCCCGTAATCATCACCGGTTCTTTGACTTCAACATTGCCATTGCCATAGGTAACCAGAGGTCGTTGCCACAGATACTTGCCGGCGATATAACTTGGCATCTTTGAAGACCAACCAGAGTCTGGAGCAACATTATCGGAATCGCTAGTAGCATACTGATATGTCGTATCTACAATGGCTTTGTCTGTCAATGCTTCTAAATCGGCAGTAATAGATGCTGCCACATCAACCGACGAATTAATCCCGTTATTAAGACTCTTCAAATACCCTGATTGTTGGCCAGTCAAGGTATCATAGGAAGTACCCAGAACATAGGTGGTTCTTTCTGGAGAATTCAAATCCAAATCGATGGAATTCACCATCAAATATTCATCAACATGATGGGGCTTTGAGCGAATACGAACAGCTTGCCCTACTTGAAGATTCTCATAACCCTTCATATACAACGCCAAGTCCACAGCTTTGACTTCAATACTGATACTTGGAGAAGCCATACGAATCAGATATGTTACCGCATCTTTCAGCAATTCCTGCTGGTCAGTAACATTGGAATCATCATAAGAGCCCTCAATATATCCATATCGTTGGACCATAGAGACAGAATATACTACATCGCCACGTTTCACAACATCGGCGTTATACTTTGTAGTGCCATCATCAAGACTTTCAATGGTAATGGCTTTCTTCTCATTCTCTGGAGTACCGCCTTTGGGACGAATCGCCGTGTATTGCTTATTCGCATCTGTCGTCTGAGTGAAATCTAGCAGATTCACGCCAAAGTCAATAATCTGAGAATTCATCGTATGCACATCAGCATATAAGTCAAGATATGCTACGTCCTGATCATATCGAATGAAGAGATAACCACCGAAGGCATCGAGAATATTATTAGTAATCTCAGATGCCGTGGTGGGAAGATTTTCATTCTTAAAATATACAAAATCAGCGTCTTTCAGAGCATTACCCTGATTCACGCCAACTGCGAACATCTTTTGGCTATCAACAGCGCGTGAATTGTGCTGATCAATGAGCCACTGAAAATATCCAGCAACTGACGAAGGGCATTGGAGAGGGAATTCGCCTTCGATAGATGAATATGGTCGAACCAATGTTTCACCCAGGCTGCTCAATCGAGAGACACAGGCTACACTCTTGATCCCATTGAATTCTACTTCGATGGTTTCAATGTATCCTTCAAATAGGGTCAGTGTGATACCTGTGTCTTGATTGATGGAATATGCCTGAACTTTACCTTCTCGTTCAGCAAGAATATCGTACAATGGATGCAACGGTGACAGCTTGAAGTCGAGATAGGATGAAGCGTTCGGACCGCTCTGACTAATTTTTGCATCCACGACGATTTCGGTGGAATCTGTAGGATCAAAAACAGAAAGACCATTATACAATATTCGATACATGATTACTTATATCTTCCTACCACCAGAATACCGAATTGAGCATTCTTTGCAGTTCCAGAATAAGGGTCGATCAAAGCAAATGCTGGGGACATAGATGTAGAATTTGTTCCAACTAATGCTACATAGCTTCGATGTGCTGCACCATCGTTAGCATTGAATGATATAAATGTGGCCGGCCTTGATGAAAATTGAAATGGATAAGCACCAAAAGATTTGTCGTTACTCCCAAACATGGTTCCCCAGGCACCTTTATGATCAAGGTCACCAAACGATTTGTTGTCAATACCGCATTCCAAACGACCTGAATTGTACTTGCGGTACCACCACTCACCGGAATATCCCGATTCGGTGAGGTAGTCTTTTCCTAATATGTCAAGAATCCCAAAATTATCATTGATCTTCTGAGGATCAACATATTCGCTAGGATCAATGATCGACATGGCTAGATTTGTCGTTGCAGCCATTATAAATCCTTCCATTCATATTGTAGTCCCACAGAAGTATCAGGAACATCAGCATCTCGATAATCCAATTCAGACCATCGAGTTTGTGCAAGGTCAGACCATCGTTGCATAGCAATAGCTTCCCAAGATCTTGGAGTATTTGGTCCATCGAAGTTGACTCGTTGCAGATCATCCCAGCGATATTGCCGAGCTTGACCCCAAGTCATCTTTAATGCGCCATTAGCTCCGAATTCTTCCCACTTCGTGCTATATAGAGGATGGCTATTAATATAGAGTTCATTATAGCCCTCCTCAAAGAGCACATCATTAAGCCTGAAAGTCCCAGCACCAATCATAGTGGAAATACCCTTGAAATATACTCGACAGGGTTCACTGCACTGAATAATTGGATGTACTTTCTTCCGGCCACTGGGGAATCGAAACATCTTGCCACCAGTAGCATTAAGGTCATATGTCATCTTTCCATGACTCTTGTAAGGGTCTGCAACAATGCTAATCTTGAAGACTCCAAGAATGCCGCTAGGAAAGGCCTGATGCTGATAATCGGTAATCGTGAAACGCCCATGATAGGTATATCCTGGGTCCATGGTCATTTGATAGTCGAATGCTCGCCCATGAAGAAAGTTACTAACCATCGTCTTTCGTTCTTCGAACGATTGGCCATCTTGCATGTCAATAACTTCCATGATGAACTCTTGCTTGCGGTTACTATAGGAGACATCGCCTCGAAGAGATTCCGTCAAGTCAATAAAGCTATCACCGCCCGGAACGTCCACTGTATATAGCTTCGGTTCCGGGGGTTCTAGCGTGTATCCATCAAGGAGCACCAACTGAAAGCGAATAGTCAAATCTACACCATTGACTATCAGCCGATTATTTGGATACAGCGGATAGATCATCCCAAACGTCCTCTCCTTGATTCGATACCCATCTTTTGATTTATTGGCTTAACTGTGGCTTCTGCAACAGCTTTGCCATCGATATCCACTCGAACAACTTGATTCTGAGCGGCATCGGTATACGAGCTCATATCTTCACGAAGGCCCTGAAGGTCTTGTGTAAACTGAGCATTAGACTTCAGCAACTGGTCCTGGTACTGGGCCAATGCCTGAATCTGTGGATCTTGATACCGAGTACTAGGCAGACTAATGGAGCCGTTCATGATCGAAAGATCACTATTGGCCATCATGCCTGAAACCTGGTTCATACCATTCTTCATGCTGTCTAAATCCAGAACCGGAGTGATTCTTGGAGAATATGACAAGCCTGAGTCAGCAACTGTTTGTGCATTCTTCAATGTATCGGAGATTGCACCCACTACTGAATCAGACATCTTCAACGCAGAACGATTAACCAGATAACCATAGTCTTCAAGGCCGTTAGCGGCACCCATATCCAAATACATACCAGTTTTATAGGTAAGCTTCGAAGGTGAGGCGACACCAGCTGCCTTATTTGCAGCATCCACTGCTGCTTTACCCATGGCTGCCGCAGCATTCACGGGTTTACTTCTGTTAGCATCGATACCATTAGCCAGACCTTCAGCAATGTACTTACCAGCAGAGTAATATGATCCGTAAGTACTTCTTACGGAATCTACACCATCATTCAAGGAACCATTGAAGGTGTTCTTAATGTCATTCAATCCATTCTTCATGCCATTTTGAAGATTCTTCGCGAGGTCAGTACCGCCTTGACTGAACTTACTATTGTAAGAAGAGATGGTAGACTGAGCACTAGCAAGATTTGTCGAAACAGTTGAAGATATGGCATTGAATGATGTCGTCATGGCATTGGCCACAGCACTGGCAGTTCCTTCGATACTCGAGATAGAGCCTTTGGCCGTATTAACAAATCCAGGAATACCATTCAGCTTTCCTGTAACCTGATCAATACCTGCTGAGGACACATTCCCGAAATTCGTAAAGGAAGTGCCCAGACCAGACATCTGGCCAATAGCTGTCGATGATGAATTTCCCAATGAAGTCAGAGCTTTAGCAGCTTCGCCCATCGAAGGAATAGCACCTTGTGCTGTAGCTCCAAATGTGGAAATGCTATTACCCATCGTCACCAACTGGCCACCAACAGCGGTCATGTCAGCGGCTCCAGCAGAACTTGCAGCTGTAGCCATCTTTTCAAGACTCGAGGACGCAGTGCTCATGGCTGTTGGAGATTCACCAAGATCACCAAAGGCACCAACGCCATCCTTAATGTCCCAAAGACCCTGCTTGAGCCCAGCGGGAATAGTGACATCTGACCAACGACGAACCGAATCGGACATGTTGCCCAAAGGTCCGACGATAGCCGACATTTTTCCACCATCAACATCCGCCAATGGTGCAGCACCATCCTTGATATCCCAGAGTATCTGCTTCAGATTATCGGGGACAGCGACACCTGCCCACTTCCGGACAGAATCCGAGAGTGTGCCAAGTGGTCCAGCGATCGCAGCCATCTTCCCACCATCGACATCGGCGAGAGGAGCAGCTCCATCCTTAATATCCCAAAGTATCTGCTTGAGATTATCGGGGACAGTAACACCATTCCACTTGCGTACCGAATCAGAGAGATTCCCCAGAGGCCCAGCGATAGCAGACATCTTTCCACCATCAACATCAGCAAGAGGTGCTGCGCCATCCTTGATATCCCAGAGTATCTGCTTCAGGTTATCAGGGACAGTAACACCATTCCAACGGCGAATAGCATCAGACAAATCACCCAAAGGAGTGACAATGGTAGACATCTTTCCACCATCTACATCGGCAAGAGGAGCAGCTCCATCCTTCAAATCCCAGAGTATCTGTTTGAGATTATCAGGAGTCGTTACTCCAGCCCAACGACGAACGGCATCGGAAAGGTCCCCTAGAGGAGTTACTACTGTTGCCATCTTAGCGCCATCAACATCAGCAAGAGGTGCAGCGCCGTCCTTGATTGCCCAAAGAATATCCTTGAGATTATCAGGAGCAGTAATACCCGACCACTTGCCAATCGAGCCAGCCAAATCACCCAAAGGAGTGACAATCGCAGCCATCTTAGCACCATCAACATCGGCGAGAGGAGCAGCTCCATCCTTAAGATCCCAAAGCGCTTGCTTGAGATCAGGAGGAACGGTGACATCGGTCCATTGCTGAATCGAACCTGCCAATTGGGACAAAGGAGTGACCAATGTAGAAATATGATCACCGTCAACATCAACGAGTGGTGCTGCGCCATCCTTGATGTCCCAGAGAGACTGCTTCAGTCCATCGGGGGCCTTAACATCAGCCCATTTAGTGACTGATGCAGCAAGATTACCCAGTGGCTGAATGATGGCATTGATCTTCCCACCATCAACATCGGCGAGAGGAGCAGCACCATCCTTGATATCCCAGAGAGCCTGCTTCATACCAGCAGGAACCTTAACGGAAACCCACTTGGCAATAGAACCAGCAAGATTTCCGAGAGGGTCAACGATAGCACTCATCTTTCCACCATCAACATCGGCAAGAGGTGCGGCACCATCCTTGATATCCCAAAGTATCTGTTTGAGATTCTTCGGGACACTGATGCCAGTCCACTTACCTGCTGATGCAGCAAGATCACCAAGAGGTTTCACGATGCCATTCATACGAGTACCATCGATAGACTTCTCACCGAAGGCTGAGACACCATCCTTGATGTCCCAAAGGCCTTGCTTCAGATCCTTGGGGACCTTAACATTCTGCCATTTTGACACGGATGAAGCGAGTGTACCAATTGGTCCAACGATTCCCGAAAGACGCTGGGGATCGATAGACTTCTCACCGAATGCTGAGACGCCGTCCTTAATGTCCCAAAGGCCTTGCTTCAGATCAGTAGGTACGGAGACACCAGACCACTTGTCAACTGCTCCAGCAAGATTTCCTAGAGGTTCGACAACAGCATTGAGAGAGAACCCTCCTGCTGCGGCCCAAGTGAATGCCTTCATACCATCAGCAATCGATGTGAGACCCTTATCAATACCGTCGGGAATGTAGACACCAGACCACTTTGAGATAGCACCAGCGAGATCCCCAAGAGGACTCGTGATAGCGCTCAAGGACCAACCACCGACAAAGGCCCAAGTGAATGACTTCACACCATTTGAGATAGAAGTCAGACATGACTCTAGATCCTTAGGAACACTGATACCATTCCACTTCTTGATAGCTCCAGCAAGGTCTCCAAGAGGCCCAATAGCTGCGCCGATTGACCATCCGCCCATGAACGCCCAAGTAAAGGACTTGACACCGTTGGAGATTGAAGTCAAACCGGCTTCGAGACCACCAGGGACCTTCACGTTCTTCCACTTAGACATTGCATCGGCCATTTGACCAAGTCCAGGAGCAGCTTTCGCTAAGGAATCCGCACCCCAAGCACCCCACATGAATTTTGAAACGCCGTCAGCAATCTTGTCCATGCTATCAGCAAGATCATCGGGGACTCGTACATTCGACCACTTTTTCATCGAATCTGCGAGGTCACCCAATGGCTTAGCCATAGTCGCTATTGCCGATGCTCCAAATCCCGAGAAGGTATTCATGAGAGCGCCAAGTCCGACAGCTCCCATCGCTGCGGCCATAGCTGCGAGACCTTTTTGGATCTCAGCCCAGGACATACTACCAAGAGTCTGAAGGACCTTGGCAATATCCAGAAGTCCCTTGGCTGCAACGAGAATAGCTGCTGCACCAGCAAGAGCCCCAACTGGGGCAACGGTACCAAGAATGCCAATCACCAAACCGAGTTCAGTCAACGCTGCACCCATGGCAATGAGACCCTTGGCAATGCCACTCCAAGACATACTACCCATGATCATTAAAGCAAGAGCAATGTCTCCAAGGCTCTTCGACACTACCAATATTGCCGCAGCTCCTACCAAAGAACCGACAGGAGCAACAGTACCTAGCAGGCCAATGATAACGCCCAATTCAGTCAAAGCGACACCCATAGCAACTAGGCCTTTAGCTGTACTATTCCAAGATCTCAGTCCCATTTTGAAGAGTGCATCTGCAATCTTGTCAAGGGACTGCGCGGCGATGAGAATGGCGGCTGCCGCAGCAATAGAACCCACTGGTGCAACCGTTCCGAGAAGACCGAGGACAACACCCATGGCCGTCAAAGCAACAACCATTCCCGTAAGGCCCTTAGCTATGCTATTCCAAGACAAAGAGCCAATAGATGCCAAAGCTTTACCAATATTGGCTAAACTATAGGACAATGTGACCAAAGCTACAGCCGAAGCAATAGATTTGATACCATTGAACTTACTCAGTACTTTCAATACCAAAGTAAATTCACCTAGAGCAACTCCAATACCAGAAAGTCCTTTAGCAATACCATTCCAAGAAATGGAGCCAATACTGGCCATGGCTTTAGCAATACTATTCAAGGACTGAACAGCAATAAGCAAACTGACCGCACCAGAAATCGAGCCTTTGCCACTAAACATTGACAGCAGTTTCAAAGTCCCGGTCAATTCGGCCAGAGCTCCACCCATTGCCGTCAAACCCTGAGCAATTTGCTGCCAGGAAAGACCTGCGAAAGTAGATAGCGACTCTGAAAGCATCTTAGATGCCTGAGCAATTGCCAGTAATGCAATGCTCGTCTTAGGACTAACCTTCATGCTATCCATTTGCTTGATAGCTAAGATCATTCCGCCCAAAGAGCCAGCAAAGCCAACCATACCTCTAGCCAAATCTTCCCAAGACATGCTACTCAGTGTCGCCATAGAATCAGTAATCATCTGAATAGACTTTGCTAATGCCAGAAGAGCCACACTGGTCCGCAAAATCACTTTCTGATTTCCAGCGCCCTTAACAAACCCAGTCAAAGACCAGATAAGTACTTGGATAGAAACCAGACCCTTGGCAATACCGCCAACATCAATCTTGGCAATCTTGGACATGGCATCGCCCAGCATATTGATAGCTTTCGCCATCGCCAACAGGGCAATACCAGCAGAAATCATCCCTTTGCCTTCAAAGCCCATGAGAGATTTCGTCATAGACTTCAAACTTAGGTTGAGCATGATGAACATAGCTGACATCGCACCAAGAGAATAAACAATCTTTCCAGGTTCAATGTTAGAAATGGTCTGCATAGCTTTGGCCAGAAGCATAATCGATCCAGCTATGGCTAGAAGACTAGTGGCTTTAATGCCTTGCGTGAATGCCTGCAGAGAGCCCTTGAGTTGCTCAAGGACCTCATTGAACATTCCTGCACCAGACTTCAGACCCTTACCTCCCTTACTGAAAAGATTAGAAATCTTCTCAATAACATCCTGGAAAGAGCCAATTAATCCGATGAGTTTCTTAATAGTGATGACGGTCCCAGCACCAATCAATGAGCCAAAGACATCACCCAATGAGATGTTGTCTTTAATCCAATTAATTGCTGTAGAAAGACCCTTGACCAATGCCTTAGCGAACTGACCAATCTTCTCTCCAGCTGCTGTAGCAAACTGTGTCAGCTTCTTAGCGACAACATCAAGAGCTCCACTCAAATCCACAACTTGAATATGCATGGATTTGAAGTAATCGGTCACACTGGAAATCAATCCACCGAATACCGAGAACTTTTGTATCCCATGGTCGAATCCAGTAAAGAATCCTCGTACCACATCGGTTGTGAAAGCGACAACTTGAGAAAGTTTGTTCAACACCACTAAAATCACATTGATTGATGAACCCGCACTAGGTGCCGACTTCATAATCATGTGGAAGATAGCCATAATGCCGTCTTTGAGCAAACCCAATGGCGACAGGAAGTTCCGAACAGTCTCTCGAAGCATCTTCATTTGATCGGTGCTCAGAGTCAAGCTGTCAACAAGATTATGGAAGCCCTTAGTAATAGCAAAGAGTTGTTGCGAAGTGATGGATGGAATAATATCTCGGAATCCATCCTTAATCGGGCCAACCCAAGATGCTATCATTTTGAGGGAATCGAGCAGACCTCCGAAGAGTTCCTTTCGACCACCCAGCTTCGACCAACCTTCCAGCATTTGATTACGAGCATTCGCCGAATCATTCAATGCCTTGCTCAGGATGTCACTGAATCCAGTCCAAGTTTCTCGGGCTTCTTCGAAATCACCAAGAATGGTCTGGAATGACGTTGTCCAACCAGAGCCAGCAGCTTCCTTCAGAGTATCGATCAGCTGAGAGAATGTCTTGACCTTGGTTGCCGCATCACCAGCAGTCTTGGCCATGTCGGCAATCGCCTTAGCTTCTTCTTGGGTGTATCCCTGAGAAACCAAGCTCTTAATCGCATTGTTGTAATCTTCAGCACTATCCACAGAGAGCTGGAATTGGTTCAAGGTCTCAGTTAGTACCTGAGATGTCAACCATCCGGTTTGCAATGACTCACGGAATGAACCTTTAGCGGAGATAGCTGCTTTAGCGCCAGTCTTCAAATGCTCTGAAGTACGAACCAAAGCATCCTGGAATACCTGGCCACCCATACCGGCATTGACCACAGAGTTCCAGTCCATAAGCTTTACTGTTCCAGTTGCCAGAGCCTGCGAAAGCTGATACATCGCCGTCGAAGCTTGTTGAGAATTCGAACCCGAAACAGCTGCCAGATTAGCGATACCCTTGATAGCTTCGGTTGATGTCTTCAGATCAACACCAGCAGCTGTAAAAGTACCAATGTTCCTGGTCATCTCGGTGAAGTTATAGATAGTCTTATCGGCATAAGTGTTCAACTGAGCTAAGGATTCATTGACATCCTTGATTGTTGAGCCCTTGCTTGCCGTATTCGCCAGGATAGTCTGAACAGCATCCATCTGAGTTTCATACTCATGGAAGCCATCAGTTATTGGCTGAAGGGTGAAAGACTTGGCAAAAGTTGAGGCCGTGTTGAGAGCTTGCGTAGCAATGTTGGACATGACACCAATAGCTACAGTTTTGAGCACGGTAAATCGTTCAGCTAGAGTGTTGACTCCAGATTCAAGTTTAGAGAGATCCACCGACTTAGCTTTGGAACTGACTTCATCAAAGCCCTTGGAAGCTCCATCCATACGGAGAGCTTGCTTGAGTCGATCAAGAGTACCAACAGACTTGGTAGCAGCGCCTTCAAATTGGTCATTATCCAGTTTCATCTCAACAATGCGAGAATCAATCGTTGTGCTCATAATGAAGTCACCGCCTTCCATGCTTTATCGGCAATATCTTTAAAAATGGGTCTCATGGCCGGATTGATATAATCTTGACCTTCCACATAACCACCGTTTCGAGTGCCATGCCCATACTGAAGAATTACGGCAATGTTGACACCCTTATTAATATGAGTATTAGTCCAAACAATAGAATATGTACCTTTGGATTTATGGATCTCATAGCTCCATGCATTTGCAGTAGCTCCGGTCGTAAACGGTGTGGCTGAGGAAAGTGCTCGAACGCCTTCCTCACCACATTTGTCCAGAGAAGAATACATCTTCCCTTGTTTGATAGCAGCAAGAAATTTCTCTGTTCGATTGAAATTTCCTCGAACCACAACCGTTACTCCCATTTTGACTCCTACAAATCGATGTCTTCAGTCTGAGCTCGATGCTCCAGAACATCTTTCAATTGCTTCATCAGTCGAAGCTGGTATTCCAAAGTAGCCTGCGAGGATGAAGGATCGAAATCCAATTCACCACGGTTCCACTTCACCAGCATGCGTTGAAGGCCATGAATGCGCTTTCGGAGAGCATAGTACTCACCTTTGAAACGCTCACGATAATCTTCACTTTGCTCAAGAGCAGCAATCTCTGTCCAAGATAGGTCGGCAGCCATGAATCACCACCAAGTCCCTTCGCGATTGATCTTCTCCTGCATCCGACGAATCGCATCCGATGGGCGATCCAGAACACCGTTCCCAATACCACCATTGTGATGAATCAGAATTCGGCCTATGAAATCAGGACCAATCTGCCTTGGAAGATCGGTAATACCCATACGCTGTGACATCTTATTTACTAAGTCACTTCCCCCTGGGCCAAACTGCACAGCTGAAATCGGGGTCGTATACTTATTGCGAGCCTGACCACTAATGATGCCATCAGGATTGGTTCCTTCAAAGTTCTGAAGCCAAGTAGTCAAACCTGGACCCCAATATCCATCTTCATCTACTCGTTGAGATGACGATGAACTTCCAGTATACGCAGGGCGAATAACTGCTGCAATGCATGCTGAACGACGACGACGCCAAACACCATTGCCAGCACTCTGCGAACCAGCTTCGCCAGACGAAGTATTACCTTCAATAGTTTGCAGTACTCCTCGACCAAGATTCTTCTCAACAAATCCCACATGGTCGGTTCCACCACCATCCCAGTTGAAGATGACCACATCTCCAGGCTGAGCATTGCCGACAGAAACCAACCGACCACGATTACGATTCAGCGTGACATCGGTGTTATAGCTGAACCCGCCAATAGCATTGATTTGACCACACTGGTCAAGGACCATACTTATGAATAGCATGCACCACCAAATAGATCGCGAAGGACCAGCAAGCCAAGCTCCCTGTCCTTTGTTCGCCCAATATCTTCCTGCTTCAGAGCCAGGATTTGGATCATTGGATGCGACATAGCCAATACGGCTAGCAGCTTTGTTCAATACATCTTGTTGTACACTCATTATGCAATCACCTCTGTGGTTTGAGGAACATCTTCTTTAGCATCCTCCTGGGGGTCTGTGCCAGGGGCTCGTTGAAAATCTTCAGGAATGGCAGTCGACTCTTCTGCCGTTGCTGTCTCTTGTTCTTGTGGATCAGCCATGATCATGTCCTTTCAAGACTGTTGTTTTGCCAATTGAGCTTTAATTTGTGCTCTTCGCGATCTCATCATGTCATGCATCTCTTCGGCAGAGACCTTCTCTTTAGGAGAATTCTGAGCTGCCTTCACTTTCAGTAGCATCATTAATCGATTGAGATGCCAATGTTCGCAAGTAAAGGGAATGCCAAAATCGCACATCATGCTATAAATCACTTCCGCTGTAATGATCGTATGATCGTTCTTGCTTTTGGAAGTGACTGTGGTGGCCGTCATCGGATTGTTAATATAATCGGTGATGGCCTGATGGTCTTCAGAACTTAACTGCCGAACATTATCCATAGTGAAGTGAGGTTCTTGAACCATGCAACAAATATAGTAAAACATTTGGGAGTTCGTCTTATCAGTAGTGTTAAGAAACGACACATGATAAAATGACTCCCATTTTGACAGAGAGAATAGCGAATGCTCAAGATGAACAGTTCGAGCCGGTAGTGAGGTCACCACCTGCGTAGCATTGTCAAACAATTCCAATGCGGGAAGATTCAACTCAAGCATTCGCTATCCTTTCTTAACTCAGGCCTTCGCCAAGAGGGTCTTGACTTCATCCGGAAGCGGCAGACGAGGTTCGGTCTCGGTATCACCGTAGAGAATCTTCTCGAATGCGGCCAACTTGGTAGGATCGGTCTTCGTAGAATCGATCGTGACGGTAGCGGTTGGCTTGAAACCAGTCACGGCCACAGGAGTAGTCGAAACTTCCCAACTCGGGTTGATCGCCTCAGGCGAATCATTGACTGTGGCATGAGCCTTCTCGGTAGGAGCAGCCTTGCAGCCGTATACCAAGTGGATCTTGTAGCCAAAATCATTGCCCTTGGCATCGTTACCGAGAATAGTCCGATACGAGAAGCCAAAGCCCAGACGTTCCTGCTGGCCAATGGTGACACCAGGAGTAACCTCCACGGTACCATCGCAACGATCGAACTCTTCGGGGCTTGCAAAAGCCTCGATAGTTGCACCGAACTCTTCGGCAGAAATCAAGTTGGCGTACACCGCATCATCAGCGTACTGCTTGTTTGATTCTGCACCCGAAGGTGACTCGGTGACGGTCGTCAGACCAATCCAGGCTACACCCTTGCCGTAACCACCAGCTGCGCCATCCATAGGATAGACGACGCCCTTGCTTGCACCGGTTTCATAAACCTTGCTGCCTGTTGCACCCCAAACCAAAGCGGTCATGTGGGTCTCCTTAATAATAGAGGTTGAATGTATTATGATTCAATCCATCGCTACTGAAATGCCTGTCATACAAGCATTGTGGCAAATGGATCAGTTTATCCAGGACTGGATTCTCAGGATTCACATCGATCACAGTAATAAGATACCGATGATTCACCGAATATGGTGCATTATCAGCAAACTGTGTATCGGAATGATCATGATCATACACAATACAAGGATACTTGAGTTTGATATTGACATCGGGTTGATAATACACATTGCGAGAACCCAAAAGACTCTCTAAGAGTGACTGTAGTTCAATTCTCGTCGCCATGATAAATCTCTCCGATAGACAAGAGCAGGCGAGGACGTTGGACCTCCACGCTAGTGATGGTCCACTTCGTCCCCTCCCACTCTATGTATCTCATGGCCGATAAATGCTCATTGATGTAATTATCAGAAGCTACAATACTGAACATATTGTTCATGGTAATGTTGCCATTCGTCACATCAGCAGTAGTAAACCGCTGAATGTTTCGAGTAACATCACCCATGTATCGCCGCTCAGTAGCTTGATTAATCCAAACTCCTGGGCTAGTTTCGATAGCTTCCACAAACCCGATCAGTCCGCTAAATCGTGCCATTTTGACAAACTCCTTTATGCCATTGCGACAGAGCCAGACTTACGAGCCTTGGCACCAGCCGAAGTTACTTCAGCAACCGTGATAGCCTTTCCAGAGGTAACCTCGACAACCTTATCGGTTGGGAGATCCGTCCAGCCAGTAGTCAAGACCTGATCGTACTTCGGCGAAGGAGCTTCAGTCACCTCAGTAATCTTGAATACCTGCTTGTTGCCCGAATCCGGATCTGGGACCGTGAGGGTAACCTTACCATCCGCGAGGGTAGTAGAGGTTACCGTCAACGAACCCAATACCGGTTCCGGGGTCACGCTTTTGGGGCTTCGAGAACGACAGCGGAAGAAGGCAGAGTCAAAGCACCCGAGAGACGAGTCTCATACAGGTACTTCTGCTGGTTGTAATCGATATCGAAGTCGTCGAAGAAAGTAGTTTCTCCACCCTTCTTGGTACCGAGCGTGTAATCCGCAGGGTTCATCATGATAGCAACCAGATCGCGTTTTTCAGTTGCGCCACCTGCCAGGGTGACTGTACGAGACAGACCCTTCATGACGGGAACCTTGACTACCTTAGCCACACCAAGTGCAGAAGCCAGATCAGCCAGGTTGTTGTACATACGACGCTTGAAGCCATCCTTGATCAGCAACATAGAAGTCACCAGAGAAGGAGCCGCATACAGAGTCGGAGTACCATTACCCAGATAATCATCCTGAGCAGAAATGAATTCATCGACAATCTCATCGCGACGATCATTGTCGGTGACTACAGCGGCTTCAACAGTGCGATGAACCGTGTAGATCTCATCATCAGTCCATACAGGACGGATGTGCTCTTCCTTGATCTTATCATCCGAACTTCCCGGACGACCATCACCCACGAGGATTGCACGAGCAACTTCCTCCTGAAGCTTGCCCATCATCTCAACCTTAAGCCAAGCCACAACATCGAAGTCGACATCCAGGATATCATCCCGATCCAACTTCTGCTTCTTGTAGACCGTCTGAGGATCGGTCGTACGCTTCAGAGTTGAGAAGAACTCTTCCTTCTTCAGATTACCCTTGATGTAACCTTTAGCACGGGCTTCATCCTCAGTAATGTCAGCAATCAGGGACTTGATTCGAGCAAATGGCGTGCGGTGTAGACCACCCATAAACTCGCCTACCCAGTCCTGCTTACGGTCAAGCATGGCCGGCTTATCAGAAACTGCCTGATAATCGGGGAAGAAGTTGTCGATGTTGCCAATACCATACTTGCTGGTATCTGCATGCTGAATCGCGCCCGAGGAGATATCGCTGAAGATATCCTCGGAATGCTGAATGTTGGTATTCTTCTTGACGTGAGCCTCGAAAGACTTCTTCAGGGAACCATACATCTGCCCGTCTTCAAGAGCATCATGCCAAAGGTCGTTAAACCCCTGAGTATCGAGTCGAGATTTCGAGACAGCACCCTGCTGTTCGAAAAGATTGCTATGCGCCATAATTTCTCCTTCGTCAGAATCTTGGTGCTGAACATTTTCGGCAGAATTACTGCCATTTTGACTTGATGCAGAAGAACCCTGTCTACCTGACTTCTTCGCATCATCAACTGCATTACCAATGAGGTAATAGGCTACTTGCTTTTGCTTCTCAGAAAGACTGTCGAAGACCTCCTTCACTGATGGGCCACCATCAGAATCTTCCTCATCGGCATGAGAAACGCTTTCCGAAGAATCTCCCGAATCTCCTTGAACGGCCACTCCGATGATGTAAGCAAGCACTGACTTCTGATCGTCACTGAAGCTGTCATAAACATCCTTAACAGTCTCTTCGGAATCATCCTCTTCTTGATCCTCATGATAAAGATCCTCATCTTCATCGTAAAGAGGCTCAAGATACCCTTCTTCGTGAACCAAATCAGCACCCGAAGTAATCACCGCGCCAAGAATGTCGCCATCATCAGAATGCTGAATGATGTTGTCAATAAAGGCTCCCGGATTTGCACCTGCTAGAACCAAACTTACTTCACGAATGACACCATGAGTGACGTTGTGGTTTTGTTCTACCAGACGATTTGCATAGATAGACAGAGCTTCAACATCGCCATGCTCAATCAGAGCTCTGGCTTTCTGGCCCATGTCGGTATCATTCAGTGATGCATAGCAATATACGCCATCATCACGATTTTCGAGAATTGCATGCCCAAGAACATTGTCGGCACTGCCATGCTGATGCTGCCAGACCAGAGGGACTTTCTGTCCATCCATGTCTTTGAAGGCATTGTGCATAATAGTGCGGCCATCTGAGCAGCGAAGTCCATTCCTAGTGGCATAACCACTAAAGTCAAACTTCTCAGACTCCATAGTATTATCCTTTCGATTGTACAAAAATATTACGATCCAATTTCTGGAGTATCAGGATTCACAGCTTGTGTAGAAGCTTCATCAACTGTGCCATTGAGATTCTTATTCGCCAACTGGCTAGCAATCGGCTGCTTCGAAGGCTCAACACCCATAATACTACGCATATCGTTTGAAGAGAAGATCGCATTTCGAGTGAACTTATCGCCCATCTCGGCAAGATTGGCTGTAGAGACAGTCTTGAAGATATCACGATAATATTCAATTGATTGACCTTGAGTTATGGCGGTCTGAGTAAGAAAAGTTCTTTTCATGGACTCAGCAATAGCTGCCAGAATAGGATCAACAGTACGACTATAATAATTCAGCATAGTCTTTTCGTCAGCAGTCCCATTAAAGACATCTTCAGTAATACCCAGCTGCCCATAAAGCATTGTCTGCAAATAGGTAATTTGAGCTAGAAGATTATTCTCAACGGGGCGATTGAGCTGAGTAATTTTCTCAGTTCCATCGGTATATGCTATACCATACTTCGATCCAGACAACTGATCAGCGATTTGCTGTCGCCGTGTTTCAGCCTCCTTTTGTTTTACATCATTCTTGACCACGTAAGGTAGCTGGATAATCAAATCCAACTTCCCAGAAGACGATTGCTCATCGATAGCATCAAGCAATGCAAGCTTTCGAGTAAGACGTCGAAGAGTAGAATTAGGCTCATTCATCACTGCATAAAATGGGTTCTGAACAATGGCTACCATACTCTTAGGGACAATAAGATCTTCCCGTAATCCAGTTCGATCATTATACACACGAATCTGAACATCTCGAGGATACCATTGAACTACTTGGGCTACCCGCAAAGATTGAATGTCATAAGAATTCGTCTTATAAGGATCTTGGGTGATATCGACAGGAGTAATGGCTATACATCCATAATCGAAGAGCGAAAGCACGACATCTTGCATGAAACTGGTTCCTGTTTGATCGACATTAGCCGCAATTGTCAAACAACGATTCAAATAACTATCGATATTATCTGAAAAACGACCATTCTCATCAACACGAACATGCTTCATTTTAACTGCTGCAACATCAATGGCAATTCGATTATAAATAGATGCAATAATCGAACCTTCAGACCCAGAATACACTCTTCGAGTTCCTGGATCATAGCCATAACTAGCTCCACGATAAGGAAGATCTGAGTCTTTGTTGGAAAATACATTCCATGCTTTTTTAAAGCGATCTACGACAGTCACAAATTAGACCTCCTTTCTAAATGGAGTTTAAAGATCTTCAATCAAGCAGCAGCACCAATACGACGCATTTTCATGGTAGTATCAGCAGCATTGACCACAGTAAGGACCTTAGCTGCAATAGAGAGCCCATTAGTTACAGATTTATTATGAGCCAATCCAGAAATGGCGATAGTCCCTGCGGCAATGGCAGCTTGCTTCAGAAGATATGATCCACCGGTTCTAGCAACAGCTTTATTAACACTTCCACTCTTTTTGATATAAGCTTTAGTAAGCTTGGTATTGTCACTTTTCTTGCCCTGTGAAGTCATTTGAGCACGAGCTTTTCGATGCCCCCATTTCATTCCAGGAACACCAAAATGCTCAAGATATTGTTCGGCCATAATTATTCCTCCTATTAGAATAGACCATTGACAATGCTATAACCAATTTTGACAGCTGATCCGGCAATGATAGCTTTAGCATATGGATTATTTGGCATATAACCTGAAGTCATCATTTTGCGAATCATGACTGCCCCACCCACAGCTAATGCAGTGTTGCCAACGATTCGAGCACTCTGTTTAGCAATGCGAACAGTCCTGGTTTTGGCAGCGACTCGTTTATCACGACGACCAATTTCATTATGGCGAGCACTCTGAATGGATTCGCCTTTATTCATACGCTTATTAATGCGATTTTCAGATTTTCTTCCATAAATTTTGCGATCTCTAGTTCTCTGAGCAGATGAATAATTGCTATTTGCTGGTTGCTTTTTGACCACACCCCATTTCATACCTTTGACGCCGAAGTGAGCCAGGTACTCTGAATCCTCGAAATCGTCATGAGTAAGATCATCGGGTGCTGGAACCGGAGGCTTAACACGAGAAATAAGTCCATCATCAGAAAGCTCAAATTCAAAGAAAATTGATTGATCTGGTTCTTCAATATCGTCATGCTTAGCTGAACTTGGGACCACTTCAAACCCGACCGTCGAATTGCCAGTATAAGCCAATTTTAATGTCCCATTTGGGCTTTTACCAGCAGCATTTGCAGCTTGAGTCATACGTTTCTTGAACATTGTCTGATATTCTTTAACGTATGCGTCAGTAGCTTTGTTGGGGTTGGGGGAAACCACATTAACATGCTTTCCTTTATACTTCTTGTTCAAAGTATTGATATCACTGTTAAGTTTATCAACAGCGCTATTATACACACTAATTTGGGACTTGGTAGAGCCCATACGCTTAGCGTATTTCATCTCTTGCCTTCGAGACTTTCGATCAAGTCCCGAAGTTTTTACAGCATTCCTCACACCCCATTTCATGCCTTTAACGCCGAAATGGGCGAGATAATCGTCTTCCATAAGGACTCCTATTCAAATCGTTCACGATTCAATTTATATGCGACCCAAGCATCGAGCATGGCAGACACTGAATCGATTTTTTCATCATATCGTTTCTTAGCCAACTTACGATTACCATTAGTATCCTCAATAGCAATGGCATGACCCATGGCCCAAGACATCAATGACTGATCGAAGTCGAGCAATCGAGATTCGCTGAGTTTCTTCAACTCACCAAGAGGGACACTCTCGGTTTTAGCACCCTGAATAACCTTTTCAACACCATACGGGCTATTCTCTCGAGTCCATCGTTCAACAAACTCTTTGGCATTGTAAGGATCAAAGCCAAAAGCATCGACATTGTACTGAGTATCCAGAATAAATTTATCAAGATCCTCATAGACTTCCATCATGTCCAAAACAGTGCCATTAAGTACCTGCAAGGAGCCTTCATCTAAGAATTCTTGATACTTAGTCCTGGTCGCACCAGGCAATTCGGAAATTGATTTCGAACTCACATAGCATCGAGTCTGAATACCAAAGTGCCCATTGCCAAATGGGAAGAGAAATGTAAATGCACAGAAATCATCGCCCTGCGAAAGGTCCGCACCCATCGAACAAGTAAGCTTCCGATAGTCATGCTTCTGCGAAGTTGGCAGTGTTTCCTCATACGTAAAGAAGTAGGTCAAACCTTCACGAGGAATACCAAATCGTTTAGCTAAGATATCATTTCTTGTAGCGGGAGCCTTAATCGACCGTGTAACATCCTGGCTATATGCTTCATAACTCACTGTCTTACCAATATTGGGATTCGCTTTAACCCAGGTATCAGGATTCTCGACTTCACTAACATCATCCAGACGATAATAGAAGATAGAGACTCTATCGTTAGGATATTCACCTTTGAGAATGTCTGTGAGCTCCATCTTGATGGTATCGCCAGCACTGTTTCGAACAGTACCTTCGGAAGAAGTAGCAACGATAACATAATCATCTAGTTTTGAAGCACCCTGCTCGATAGCACCGATAACATCTTCACGAATATCGCCAGAAAGCCATTCATCAACTGTTGAAACTTTAGGACGAAGGCCCTGAAGCTTGTCGATGGACATTGGTCGAACCTCAATGATGGAACCATTTTGGAAATTCTCAATGCCCTTTTTGGTGGATGCTAATTTCACACGATCTGACTTTGATCCTGTAGTATTCTGCAAAGAACCTTGTGTAAGGAATTTAAAGAATGGGCCACGAGCTCGAGTAATCGCTGTGCGAATAGGACCCATAACCTCATCAGCCTGGCGCATAGTAGGTGCAGTAGTAATCTGATGTGTTGTCGAGAAATCAATCATCTCGAAATATGCCTGGAGACAGGATTCATACAATGACTTCGCGGCACCACGACCAACAATCAAAAATTGCTTTTGAATCAAACGTTTCTTGATGAGATGACGCTCATAATGGCCGCCATGATTATCTGGGCTAGGGATATACACACTACGCTCGGCATAGAAGTACCATCCTAAGAGTTGCTCAGCCCAAAGTTTGAATGAGTCTAGTAAATGAAGATCGCTGCCATCCGTCAGCACTAATTCGCTCTCACAGAATCGAATAAAGCCTTCAACGACACTACTATCATAGTAATAATGCGGATTAGCAATGCGATCATCGATACGATTCATCTCCATAGAGATTTCTCGGCATACGGGAATCTCACCTCGCATGACTTGTTCTCGAAACTGGCCGTAGTATTGAGGCACAGCAGTGTTTGAGAATACCACGGTCAATCCTTTCTAAGAACGCTTAGTGAATACTGTTGATGCAACACCAACTGTGAAATTCAGTCCATTCTTCGCCAACCAAGAGCCACCCTTCTTGATGGCGGCAGTGGCTACTGGAGTTGCAGCTGCCACGGCAGCACCAATAATGACTTTGCTCGCGAATTTCCTTGCTGGCGAAGCATTTCTGGTACGAACGAGATCTTTATAATTTGCTTCTAGATTCATGCGTTCATTAGCGCGCTTCAATTCTGCATTCGACATTGATTTAATTGGTTTTCTCTTCAAGGACCGAGTCTCAGAAGAGTCGCCACTACGTTTACGTCGTACACCCCACTTCATTCCTTTGACGCCGAAGTGAGCCAGGTAATTGTCATCCATAATTATTCCTTATCTTCGGATTCGTCGGTGTGAACTTGCAGACGCCATTCCCATTCCGAGATCTGTTTGTTAAAGGATTCCAAAACCGCAGATGGAGATGGAGGATCGAAGATCACTCGAACTTTCATATACATGCAAGTCTTAACAGCTTCGAGATTCTTGGTATCTCCGAGATAATCTTCCCAAGTCTGAGAATTATCGGTAATGGAGAAGCCTTGCTTTCCAACACCAAGTTGATTCAGTGTGAAGATGACTGAATTGATGTGCACGATGATCTCAGTGTCGAAAGCCGTGTAGTCTGACGAGAGATTCAGCATCTTCTTGATGGTATCGAGAATACTTGATGATTCGGTAACGGGTTCATCAGCCATGATAATCCTTTCGGGCAATTACCAGAGCTTAGTATCTCCAGGCTTGCGTTCTATAGGTAGATGGGGCAACAAATTCTGATCGCCGTAGTGGATAGCATTGTGTGTGGTGTGAGTTACACAGACCAGATACTCTGGATTGAGAATATCAGGATTCGATTCTTCGATATCCTGCATAGTCATAGGGTTCATGTGATGAATGTAGATCTTACCATGAATTTCATACCCTTGAAGTGCCATGTCGCAACCAAGGTCTCTAGTAATAACCTGATCACGAACATGTTTCCACTCAGTCGAGTTATAGAATGCCTGATTCAGATATCGATCATAGCCAAATGTGGCCACACCAACCTGAGAACCAATTTTGAGATAGTTAAAGCGCTCTAAAAAATCGGAGATCTGAGAAAGCTCACTATAAGTTCTAAATTTCATCCGGGCCCTCGCTTCGAGGACGATACTCGGAGATAGCATCGATGACTTGCTGATACAATTCGTTGTTGTTCTTGTCGGAAGCTACAGATTCAGCCTTAGCCTCAGCCAAGCGAGTATCTGCTTCGAGTTTCTTCTTCTCAAGTTCCGCTAGACTAGTGCCTAGTTTCAAATAATGAGTAATGACCTGGGAAGAGGCAGTTCCGTTTCGAAGTTGTTGCTCTGCGCAATCTGTTGCCAACGAAATCATCTGATTCTCACGAGATTTGATCGTTGTAGCAGGCGGACGACGAGCGATCTTAGCTTTCTTAGGGTCAACAGACCGAACCACAACAATCACCTCCAGTTTTGATAGACTTGAAATATGTTCACGATACTTTGCATACACCTTACAGATGTGGTGAAGAGAATTGATGATGGCACTAGGACTTTTCACCCAGTTAAGGGTGTCTCTTGAAAGGAGAATTAGAGGTCATCAGTCACTAATTCTTTGTTTGCCTAGTACCACCGCCAACTTCCTTCACCATGTGAAGTCCATATGAACCGAGGACCCACCCACCAAATATGCCCCCGGAGCATTTTTTAGGAGCCGAGCGATATGGGAGGGGGTGCAGTTTTCGCGACCCCCCCCTATGCCGAGAGAGAATTGTCTTCATGAAATATTTTTTAAATTTTTATTTCATTTCAACAATCATTTTAAACTTTTTTAGAAATCTTTTTATAAATTCCTAAAACATTCTGTTCAACTATCTCATCTATTGCTCGTTCATTCTCAGTTTCTTGTTCTTCAGGAGAAAGATCATCAGAAGTTCTTGTTACTCGAGCAAGCAGACCACAAGAGTTGTAACCATGTTGATCATCCCAAGCTTCCCATTCATCATACTGAATGAAAGGATCGTAAGGATTGTCAGTCGTTGTCAGCATCGTTGCCATCATGATGCATCACCACAAGACTTCGACTTGCTATTAGCTAACTGCATCTGTTGAGCTGCAACTCTATTGAAAGACTGTAGTACAGGAGCTATGCCTACTATAGCCTTAGCCATGGCAGACATAGGAACTAGTGACGCAGATAGAGTCTGAGTTATCTCACGCATTGCCATAGGAACAGTATGCACTATCCCATTGTGTTGTATAGTATTCATAGTTCCTCCTATCCCAATGCATCTCGTACTGCACTCACAGACACACCCAATGACTGAGCTATGTCTGCTTGTGTTGCGCCAGATCTGTAGAGATTCTTGATTCTTGAGATCATCGAAGTGCTGATTGCTTTGTGTTCTCTTGGTGTTGCAAGATCCTTAAGAACGTCAAGGTCTGTGTTATCAACAATACTAGACAACAAATGATTGCTAATGGCTCCAGCTTGAATAGCATTCCATTCCATGGGAGTAATAGGAATGTTACGCTTACTCTTACTGGCTCCGGTAATCTGCCTAGCATTATCAAGCTGCACATTCTTCAGCTTCTTGATCTCATCTTTCTCGAGGTCGGGGTTATCTTTCATGATTGCCCGAACCTTTGAATTAGCAATGGTCTGAGCTCTACGTTCGAGAGGGGCATTCTTCAAAGCAACATTAAGCTTTGCTTTCAATGATGCAACCTCGGATGAATAAGCTCGCTTAGCTGAAGGAGAGTACTTCAGCGGAGGAGTAGCAACCATCTCCTTACGGGCTTTATTGGCGAGGGCCTTCAATTTATTGGCATGGGTGGCATAAATATGTTCGATGGGGGTACCTGAAGATAAGGTACGGGCGTCATCTGTCCATTCCATTTTAGAAAATGTAGTCTTGCTAGGGACCATTTTCGTAGTGCCAGTATTTTTGTTGGTCTTAGGATATGTCTGACCAGTAGGTACCCAGACTTTCTTTCCTGTCTTAGGATCTATTGGCCCACCATCTTTAGCCGAACGCAATTTAACTTCATCAACTCTGGTCTCTGAAGTAGCTCGAGATATGATTGTCGAAGCACCACGGTTCTTTCCACCCTGATACTTAGCCTTCAACAAAGATATCTGATTATCAATAGCTGATTGCTTGTAATTCAAATTATGTTTCTCAGCATCAATAATAACCATAGAGTGTCGAACAGCTCTCGCTAATTCTTCAGGAGTAGCACCTTTGATAGTCATGTCAGTAATAAGATTAGAGACACTACCCATTTGCTGCTGCTTATTGAATCCTGTCTTCAAGCCAACCTTGGGTAAGGATTTGTCTCGAGGATATGATTCGGTAGGATTGAAGTTCTTCAAACCAGATAATGCTTTAGCAGTCTTCACTGAACCATTGTTGTTCGGAATAACCAGAACATTATCGCCATCGAAGTCTGCACCTGATAAGCGCTCAGCAACTTTGGCATTGATACCAACAGCATCCTTGGCTCTACCCAATAAACGCTTGGCATCTTTCTGATTATTATTCACAGTCAGTTCAGGGATTTCAAATTTGCCACCATGAGGAAAGCGAATAAGAACTACCTTATCACCATTCTTATAGTTCGGAGCATATACTTCTGTCTCCTTCATAGTAGTGATTGGCAATATAGCATGCGTCATCTGGCCAGGCATAGCTGCTGCTTTAAGATGCACAGCTGCCGAATCCGCTCCATCAGAAAATGATTGCAGAAGCTTCTTCTTAATAACCGGATTGGTCAGATGAGATATCTCATCATAGTCTTTCGCTTGCTTGTCATAAGCAATACCAAGCTGACGCTTAGCCAAATCGGTACTCTGCTTAGACAACATCTGTGATGGAAGATTCTTAGACCAGCTAGCCCAGTCACCTTCTTCATTGACCACATTGAGTGGAGATATCTTCTGCTTACCATTGGCATCAATATATGTTCGAGGCCGAGTCATCGCACCAAAAGGATTCTCGGGATCAGACTTCATAGGCTTGAGTACTGAGGAATTACCATCTTCGCCAAGCATCGGTGTACCTTTATGCTTGTTGGAGTTATAGATAATATCCACGCCTTTAGGAAAATCCTTAGGATCACCATACATGGCCATACCTTTAAGGTAATGAGTACCATCAACACCAATACGAACCTGAGCATACCGAGCTTGGCCTAGAGAAATATCAGCCACACCAGGACGAAGCTCAATAACGCCATCCTTCTCGACACCACCATCTTCGGCATACCGAGGCTTGACACGGCTCTTATCGATTTGCACAAACTTTCTAGAGTCGTGGAATGACTTACCACCATCATCAGAATATGCATCGATAGTACCGAGCTTGTCGAGGTTCTTTTGAATCTCAGCACCGGTAGTTCCAGGTTTGCCAAGAACTTTGATAGTTGTCTTGTTGCCGCTAGTGCCCAACTGATCGATCTGAATGGTCTTCAGAGAATATCCTTCATCCTGAAGCTTGGCTAAAGCGACGTCCATCTTGGTCCGGCTTACACCAGCATAAAGCTCGACACCAGTACTGACATCAATATATGGATGCTTATCCAAAGTATCGCGAAGCATGTTGGTGGTGGACTCGAGAATATCCGTGCGCTCACGAATCTGTGGGTCCAACAAACTACGAACCGAAGATTCATTGATGCCCATGCGACGACCAATAGCCATGTTTGACATGCACTTGGCTTTGAGCTTTATAGCTGTGGCCATGTTATCTTTGCGAATTTCATTGTTCGCTGTAGATATGCGAGCTCGAAGCTGTGTGGTGTTCATGCCCAATGCTTCAGCTTGTGCAGCTTCAGTCAGTCCATTGGATCGCAGTTCTTTGACTCGGCCAAGAAAATCAGCGCCACTCTGAAATGGAGAGTCACCAGATCCCCAAGGATATCGACCCGAATGACGCTTGGTACCATAATGGGCCAGTTCACTCATAGTTGCTCCTCAGTTCTTGCGCGTTCAATAACTTTATCGAATTTGATGATCTTCAACATGATGGCTCGAATTTGTGGAGCATCAGGAGTCTCGAGAATTATGGCATCGTTCTGATAGATGCGAGTCTCGATGAATATCTTTTCAGGTTCAATCCCATACTCAAGGCAGAACAGCGAGGCATAAATATAGAGCTGTGTCATAGAGACATGCCCAGTGCCAGTCTTGAGATCGAATATACGCAGTAGGTCTCCGCCCAATGCCGGGTCCTTGCGGAAGGATATAGCATCGGCAGTGCCAAAGCAATTGCGAGAGTAGAATAACGGTTGCTCGGATTCCATCTTGTAGCCAATAGAATCATTGACAAAACTATTGAACGTTTTGTCTGATGGCTGAGCTTTAATATTATGCTTGATCATGCGAGAAGCAAGGTCATGCAATTCACTGCCACGTTGAGCGGCCATTTGATTATGAAAAGTCTGAGCCATCTTGGCTTCATCATAGTTGACCCAATGATATTTCGATGCGCTAAGGAAAGCATGCATGCCTACAAGATCGGAATGCGGTTTGAAATCCATAGTTACTTCTTTCAAGAGATATACGAGGAATTACGAACGAAAGAAATGCTGAAGCGATTTGATGATGTAGTCAGCATTCTCGGGATACGCGAAATCACCAAAGGACCATTCATCAGCAATGCCAATATAGTAATCTTGGTTCGGCTGATGACTAGCTTGTTCATTTGCCTTGACTTCAATGAGAGCCCACTGATCATGATAGAGAATTGTCAAATCGGGAATGCCCTGAATATATGACGAATCATTCTTCATGATGATGCAACCAGGAAATGCTTCCCGAATCTTGGGGATAAGAACATTTGCTTGGAAATCTGATTCCAGTTTCGATGCCATGCGAGCTCCTTCAAGAGAGTAAAGACAAAAGAACGATGAGATGTTCGCTATACTAAAAAGCTTGATCTTACCTATTCTTCTATTACATGCGATGTTTTTCACGCGTTCACCTGGTGAAGACAATTTTAAGAGGATATGTAGGTGCAGCGACCTGCCGAAACACCTTGCGAGAAGCAATGGCCAGTTTGCCCAGTTTTGAAATAATTCTCAACCCTTTTATATATTATACTTTTTTTAGATTCTTAAAAGGGTTGTATTTCATTTCAAAACTGGGCATCTGGGCTTAGCCCTACTCCCACAAGGGCTCCCAGCTGGCCAGTTTTGAGCAACCCTTTTAGTTCGTGTTAGGTTTTTTTGGTATAGTCCTAAAAACCTAACAGAAATAAAGGACTGAAACTGGCCACTGTTTCAAAACTGGCCACTAACTTTACTCGAAATGCACCGGAAATGCGGCCTGAATAAGCGCCCGTACCGACCGATGATACGCATGATTGTTACGATATAGCACTACTGATGGCGTCAATCGAGTCTCTCGACCAAGCTGCGTCCGTACCATCCGACCAGTCTTTACATTATAGACATGGCCAAACAGATCGATTTCATAATTCGGGAACTCCATCAAGGGCCGTCGTTGATCCGAGCGCTGAATATGCGCCCCGACTTCCCACAACTCTCGATGAAGCTTTGCCACCGACCGCATATGATTCTTGCCATCACGACAGAGCGAGACTGTGGCCGTACCGCGATGGTTCCCGGTATATACCGGTCGCAAACGATACCCGGTCTGTCGATTAAAGACATCACCCTTTACATTCATCTCATAGTCGGGAAATTCCGGAATGGGAAGTCGCAGTGAATCACTCATCAGCCAATATGCCTGACGACGGTTGAGTTAGGTCGCTGGGAACTCCAAGCGGTAACTTCTAACCAATGGTCCATGCGAATCTCATGCTCGACAATATCCTCATTGGGAGCGATGGGATGCTGAGTTACAGAAATATCATAGACTCGAACACCATTGACCTTTTCCGCACCAATCGCAATATTACGAATGATACCCCAACAAGAGGGACAAAGTTCATATTCGCAATGCCGATACAGATGTGCCGTATCATCAGCGATATGCTCAGTCATAGTGACTGTTTCGTTGTGATAGAATTTCCCATGACAACCATAACATGTGCATGTCGGATCTTCAGATTCGTTACTCATAATTCTTCCACTCCTCATTACCTAGTTTGCGTTTCCATCCTTTATTAAATTCCAAAGTCACAAATTTCTTCTTTGAATAATTATAATAGAAAGTAATGGTATAAGAAGAAGGTTCTCGATCTACAATTGTGGCTCTAAAATGGCATTTGATAAAGCCTTTCACCCAGCCAATAGTATCGGCAGAAGTGATGTTGAGAATATCAATCCCCAAATAGTCATGCTGAGCATCATCAATGGGCCAGTCACCCCCGAGCAATAAAGGATCTTCTCCAAGAATAAGTGCTCTTACATTCTTAAGGATTTCGGGGAAATTGTCATCAGTAATATTAGTCGATGGATGATTCATGATACTTCCTGTCTACAAATATGGGTCGTGCACCATCCTCGACCATGGAAGTCCAGGATTTGATGGTGCCAAAGAGACCGATAGTTAGTCTATGGGTGACAATATATGGTATGGCCGGAGATGCTGCTTGCGCAATGGTCACAATAGTGTCGCCCTGAGCACTGGTAGAGCTTTCAGATGGCACCTTTTCGATTTGCATTATCTGAAAAGATCCTTGATGCTGATGAATATCAACACTGTCATGATCGATCCACAGCACATTAGTCTGCAGATATCGGAGAGCTTGAGCAGCCATCATGGTTTCATGGGAATCTTCTCGTGGCAGAGAAGATATTTGATTAAGTGGCATAGTGAATTCCTTTCAAGAGAATTGGATAATTATAGAGCTTCCACTGGATGGAGACGTTCGAATCTCCAGGATTGCCTATCACGGATATAGCAGGCCCAATGCTCGTGGCCACTGCCGGTAATGTCGAAATATGGCTTTCCTAAATGATCAGTGCATACTTCTAAATGTAGATCGCCAGTAAAAACACCATGAGTAAATACCGAATCTACCAACTTTACGACTTCTCGTAGATGCTTTCTTTCGAGGTCGGGTAATGGCTGATCAATATCATTACTATACCGACGAGTTTGCAGATACATACCATAACTACTGAATACATTGAGGTCATATTGCACACCACTGGTATTGAAAGAATTAATCATGGTATAGGGATTGATAGTAATCATCTCAGCAGGATCATCTCCACTGACACCCAAACCCTGGAAGAGTCTATCTACAGGTTCGTTGTAATACCATTCCATAAGATTTATGCCATCATCAAAAGGTTTGCGGTTCATTGATGTATTCCTTCAATATGGTAATCCATTGGCGAAAGTCGTTTGAGTAACCAAGCATGGATGTCGTACATATATAAATTCCAGTGTTCACCATTGAGCCCAATAATATTCCAATGTGGATCGGTATCATTCAAGGTGGGAGCTATAAAAACTCCTCCACCAAGAATGCCAGGTGTGAATACTTGCTTCAAAATAGTATAGATATCATTGTCACTCAAGTGCAAATCAATAATGGATGGGCGCTGATCACTTTGCTTTTTTCTCATATAGTAAGCGTAGGTTTGCAGCCAGCAACTAGTATCGTCAGTAATGCCAAACTGATGCTCAATGCGATTTTCCATATGAGTCCATCTAATTTCATTGGGTGGATAATCCTCATACAGCATCCAGGCATCATGATCTTCATTATCGATGGGCTCAAAGAAATATTTGATAACATAGGTAATGATGGATTCTTGAGTGAGATGATTCTTATCTTTAAGATTAGTGCCCACAATTCTTCCTTTCAAGAGAATACAGGTGTTAGTACTGCCTCAATTTCCGAATAGGTTTGCGACGTTGGTAATGACTCAAGAACCAGGAGTGTTCTCCGAAAGGAACCGGAGCTCGAGTGATATCATCATTCCACATCCGAATAAGAATCATGAAATACTGGTCTGGATAGTGAGTCTTGTTCATATCACTCCTTGTCGATAACAACTGCTGAACCAAGTGTCAACCGACCACCATGGATTTCGAAACTGTGGAAATATGATCCATGATCAACGACCTTAAGCTCATTATTGTCCTTATTCCATCCAGCAATGGTGTTTTTTCTTCCTAGATCGAGATTACAATTTCGTTGATCTTTGGGAATATTGGTGAGTGTTATGGTTTCTTGACTACATACCGGGCATTCGGCGATACCCACTTCTGTAACAGTATTGCTATATCTATTATAGTCCATAAACGCAGAAATTTCAGGTTTTACTCCGCATCGCTTGCACTTCGTCAGTTTATGATAGTGTCGGTGTTTCATGAATAACCTTTCTAGCTGGGCTCACCCATTCAATGGAGTGAACATCAAAACCGGGGAACGCTGCTTCCAACATGGTTACTGCGAATTCGCGAATCTTTGGTTCCGGTTTGGTAATAAATATCGAGAAGCAATCATCGGCATCAAACATCTCAGGCCAAATTCTACGGTTATCAATGTATTGATGATATGATGCTACAATCCGAGAAGCCGTAGATACCCAGGATTTTTCAGTACCCCGAGATATCAGCCATCGTGGCACAGTACTCATACAAAGTCCCTTTCATTAAATATGCGCTTTTTTTCTACAGCTTTGGCAATCTCGAGATCGATCTTGGCATTGCTGCGAATCTGATAATAATGAAGATCAGTATATGGCGTATTGAGTCGATCAATGCGTCCTGATGCCTGCTCCATGGTGCGATAGGAATAGTTTAGCGAGTAATATATCTCACAGTTGGTTTCGATGCAGTTCCACCCTTCGGAACCCGAAGTATACTGTACCAAATATACCCACTTGTCAGCATCATGAGGAATCTCTTCATGCTTGTGGCCATTCCATTCACGAACGACCCAACCTCGTCGCTTGTTAATGGTTCGCAGAATCTCAAGCTCATAGTCGAAGTTATAGAACACAATAACCTTGTCGTGATCCTGCATGATGCCATTGACCAAATCCATTCTGGTAGGATCGCTATTGATGGTCTTACGCAAGGTCTGGCAGAGCTCGCTGATGTTCTTGATTGGTTCATCAGTATATGGATTCCATCGTTGCTTATATACCAAGTCGTAGATGCGCTTGTCATAGTCGGCAATGAGCACATGATTGTGGGGGATGGTTTTTTTCTGATATGGCATGTCAACAGTGATACGATGTCGCAATCCATTGAGAATATTCTCATCCACAAATCGATCAATCTTAGGAAATCGACTGAATCGATCATACACGGCATGCCGTCGAACAAAGGCTGTCTTGTTCTTATAGAATCCATTGGCGACAAATACTGGAACATAATCCATCCAGGTGTCGCCTGGAGTAGCGGTTAGCAGAATCCAATCGTTTTGTTTGGCAATCTTGTAAAATGACTTGACCCAAACGCCAGACCCTACTAACCGCTGTTCATCGAAGATAAAGACAGCATGAGCTACATCAGTGTACTTGGTCACATTATTCCAAGAATCCACAATAATAACATTGCCATCCTTATTATCTCGATGCTCTCCAGTTCCCACACTCATACTGAAAGGAGCGATATCCTCTTGCCATTCTGCTTTGTCTCGCTTCTGAGCAGTAGTGATAATATAGAGATCTTTAGGGTACTTCATCGGGTGGGCTTCTCCACAACCATTGACTGGCAATTGCCCTTGGCATACTTTGAAGAAATACCAGGCTATAGCTGTCCGTGATTTGCCAGTTCCCACACCACCTTTCAAGATCCTTCCTGTCTTCAGCTTTTCCACAGCATCAAGTTGATGACTATACAGACTGACCAAAGAATATCCTCCTTTCTAGAATCATGATTCGATAGCCAATTCAGCAGCAACATTCTGAATACGATACTTGCCGAAAGGCCATGGACTCTTGGCGAATTCCGTGAACTCCATGGTGTTGTTATGAATCTTCACCAGAAATACATGGTTCATCAATCGCGCATGAATCTGTACAATATACCGTGTCACAAAGGGCTCACCGTGCTCAGATACTACGGTGTCGACAGTAATATCACCTTTGTGATTTGGATACATCTCTTCACTGACTGTCTTGCGGATGAGGCTCCGAATTCTTTCCTCGATACTCATGGGATTTCCTTTCTTTGGGCTTCCATCCCTTGGGGTGTACGGTCTCGAGCTTGTATCCTCGCTTCCAGAAACCATAGTTGCGCTGAATATAGCGATGCACGGTCTTCATGGTATTGAAGTCACGAATGATAAGCTTACGTTCGAACTGCTTTTCACCATTCTTCAATATCTCGTAACTGGTATGCTCAGTAATAATCCATCGCAGCATGGGCGCATCAGTATCACCAACCATGTACAGATATTGCTTGGCTTCAATCTGCTGCTGTTCTTGATATTTCTTTTCAAAATGCATGCCACCACCCTTGCGAGTGAGTTCATACAAGCGGACTTCCGGTGTTGAGGTATGTGTGTACGGAAGATGATGTTCTTTGATCACTCGTCTGCAGATATTAATGAGATCCAAAGGCGCAAGTGATACTGATTTCTTAGGTTTGTTCATGTCAGTCTTTCTTATTATCCATAGCACTAGCCCAACCAGCGAGCATATAGACTAGAGCAAATACCATAACTGGAATGATGATGAACCATCGCAGAGCATCAGGTTCCAACCAAAGCCAATCAGGAAAATATAGTTTGATTGCTGACAGGATAACACCCACATAGCCAATGAGTTTCAGCAGCTTCAAGATGAATACGAAACAAGTCACAAATGTTGATTTTGTTTCCACCATAATCCTTTCAAAAGAAAGGGCACCCAGAGAATATCCAGGTGCCCCAAATAATTACTTAGTCGACCGAAGCTCGCAATGCCCACATCTCGGCTTCATCGATTTTGGTCAGTGCCAAACTGAGTTCTCGAGATGGGTTCAGCTTTCGCCTGAGTTCATCGCGGAACATCTCCGCTCGGTCTTTGATGGCCTGTTCTGCAGTTTCATCCATGGCTATTCCTCTGTGCCTTTCAATACTGCCCCCTCGACAACTGGAGCAATACGTTTGAACTCAATAGTGTTCATGGCTGAATCGGGAGCACCCTCATCCTGTGAGTACTTAGCTTCCCATGGATCTTCGGCAATAGTGACATGCATAAGTTTGACATAAGCAGAAATGCCTGTCTTACCATTGACTTCCCACTGATATGGGGAAATCTCCAGATCAACATTGGTAATATCCGCAGTGTCCAGTTTCTGAATGGTGTTGACATCCATCAAGGCCTTGCCATGGCTATTGTGCATCCAGATGATTGGTGGATGATCGTTGGGGCTAGCTGGATCTCCATAGTTGGCCTTGACCTGCAAATATGGCTGTGGTTGATCCTCGGGATCTTTGGGCTTGGTGAACTTGACGTTCCACCCTTCCTCCTGCAAAGTCTTGGCTTCCTCATCATTGACGAGTACACAGAAATTGCGATCCCATTTGCGATTGAACTGCCCTTCCTCACCCGAGAAGTTCCTCCAGGTGATGGTTGCATTTTCCAGTTTTACGGTGCCGAGTTTACGACGTGCCATGATGATGGTACCCTTTCGTTAATTTGTTGCTAATACATATTCCGAAGTCAGTGCGTCTTCGGCGATCTTGCTAAATTCGTGAACCACATAGGCTTTCTGCACATGATCGAATTTAATCTCAAATATGCTACTACTATGTGTTGGTACAAATGCGGTGATAGATTGATGCCCAGCACCATGAGCATACTTAGTTATACTCACATCGGCAAGTGTAATACGCTCATTGTAGTGTTTGGATATATATGATCGCAATGCTCTTTTAGACATGGTCATGAAGTCAATCTGATTCATGGAAGATCCCAAAACTTAGAATTGTATTCAATATTCTCTCGTTCAAGATCAGCTCTGCTTCGCACTTCGAAATTATCGGTGCTGCTGCTTTCTACCAACAAAGTGACATTAGGCTCATTTCGGAAATACCACTTCCAAAAATCATCAAGAAATTCACAATCGCTTTCATAGAGAGATGTATTAAGATCGCTTCGAAGGGTTGCTCCTCTCAGATATCCATTGACATTAAACATGGGAACGAAATCTGATGCTGTATGTCCTTTGACAAAGTTCGAAAGTCGTCGAACAATACCTATCCGATCCATATCGGTAGTGTTGAATATATACATATCATTATCTATCCGCAGAGTTTCCTTAAAAGTCATTTCGTCGGGAATGACAACATTACTCTCTTTCTTATAGCGATCAACATAGGTCTGGTGTTCGTTGCCATCGTGAGTAATCTCCCAATAGTATCCATACGTCTCTTCGCCATCTGAACAATTTACCAATGCTTTCCAGTTCTGTAAGGTCTTCGAGAACCAGACGACAAAGAACTCTTCCAATGCTGGGAAATCATTATCGCCGCATTGCTTTGTCATATCCTCATACGCCAATAGCTTGGCCTTCTTGAGGAATCGATCATTATCTGCTGCCATGATGTTTGCTCCTTTCATGAGCGAGTTCGTTCTTAATATCAGCATGGGCTCGATTGCCATATGCTGAAGATATCAACAAAGCTACACTACGTTCGTAAGCCTTACCATCCCGATATAATGTCACTGTCGGCCAATTGCTCCGACGATAGCTCCACTTGACTCGCTGCTTCGTCGTGAGATTGGTAATCACTCCATTGCGATCGATGGAGTAGTTGGGAAATTCTTCAATACGTTTACTCAACCAGCACCCCTCGATACACTCGAGGAATATCCAGCTGATCAGATGCTTCATCAATGATCTGATCGAGATGAGCATTGTCGCGTCGTTCAATACGTATCGCCAGTTCATTTACAGCATGCAAAGCAACATTGGCCACATGAATGTGATGATGAACCCGTTCGGCATCTACAGTCAAAGCCGCTGAATCTTGTTCCATCTTAGCGCAATCAAGAAGCATAGTAGCCATCTTGCGTTCCACATCATGGTAGTGATAGTTCGTTAATACTGGTACTGATATACCTTGTGCCATAATGATGTCCTTTCAAGACTTAAAAATCAGGGTCGGTGTTATCATCCAGTTGCAGTGATGGCATCTCGACCCAATACCCAACACCATGAGCACTTCCGGGGCCAAGGAATTCGAAGAGTTCACCAAAGAGTTCTTCGGAATATACTAAGACATTCCGGAAAGGAGTGACAACGACATAGTCACCGATACCCACCGAAGTAACATGGTATTTCTCAGGAATATCGATGGTCGGGCTTGGAGAGAGATCTCTGCGAACTCGACCCGATAGCCAATCAGCAACTATCTCGATATTGTCTTCGGATACCTGCACCGCCGATATACCAACGTGTTCCTTTGGCCGATAGATTTGACCAGTAGGTTTAATTTCCACGCCGTCGATCATGATCGTCCTTTCAGAATAACCAAAGCGAACCCCAAACTTAAGGCAATGAAGAATATCAAAGCTGGTATCCAAACATCGCCGCCAGTATGAGCAAGCTGATTGGTTTCATGGTTTAGTGATGCTACCGTATTCTTTTCCGTTGCCGGTTGCTCAAAAGATTCTTGCGAGCTCGGTTCTGTCATCGGAACGAATTCATTTGTTCGTCCCGTAGCGTCTGGTACTGGTGTCTCTGCATGTCCTGGCTCACCTTCTTGTCCATGTTCAATAGTTCCATCATCCACGTCTGTCCCTGGATTCGGTACAGTTTCTTCATCAGTATCACTCGATTCTGGAGTTGGTATGGGGTCTACTGGTGGAATAACTGGCTCTGTTTCCGTAGGCTCCGGTGTAGGGTCATCCGATGGTTCATCAATCGCACAAACCGATTTGGTCGGATCATTAGGAACCGTATCCCAAGCAGGATCATCGCCTTGAATATAGACGCAAGATCTCATACCGTTAGGAATGTTCTCAGTTTCTCCATTGGTAATATACTCTTTACCAACTTCGCAATTACTGATTCCAGGCCCTACATTGTTCGTATTGCATAGCCATGATTGCTTGCTTCCAATATTATGCAGAGCAAACTGAGGCTGGATGGGTTTGACTGACCACAGGTTATTGCTCAGATAGGTAAACTCTGCACCATACTGCGTAGCTACAAACTGCTCATCAGCATGCGCGTCCTCGACAAATGCCAAGCCAAAGAACATGGCCACAACAACAGCTGCGAGAATCGCTACTTGTTTTTTAAATTTGTTCATAACGACTATTCCTTGCATAACTCCTTCGACGAATATTCGAAGCCTGAGTCAAGAGATCTTCTGCCTGTCTCAGAACCTTTCCTGATTCGTCAAGAATTTTGTTACGTTCGTCTGGATCTTCACAAAGCATAGCCTTGTCTTGAAGATATTGAACCCGACTCAATTTAGCATCGACTGCTTGCTTAATTTCAATAAATGCTTGTTTCTGAGTTTTAGGTTCGTGTGTTTCCAACATGTTACTTCTTTCGTTTTCTATGAACTCGAGTGGCGCAGCTTGGCTTCTGATATCGGGCTAAGCCTTTAGTTATTCGATTCAATTCTCGATAACTTACTTTATAGTGTTTTAGATTTATATTGAGTATAACTCGAGCATAATTGGCAAACATTGAATCGATTGGGGAAATATTGACTGATTTGATATTCCTCAGATCACGTTTGCCAATCTTGATTAATAGCCTAAGCAATACTTTTCTGAGCATAAGATTCTTGATAACCGAACTAGTTTTCATGATGACCTTTCTAGGACAAAAACTTAAGGCCATATGTTTCCATATGACCTTAGGCCTTCGCTATTCAGCGATAATCTGATCTGCGTTGGTTTCACTGAGATCGTAAAACTCGTTGTATAGACCCTTATCTCTCAAGAAATCGTCGTGCTGAACGAGTCCTTTATGCTCTACGAGCGCGACTGTCGTTGCAATTGTTGCAACTGAGACTGCGCCCAAGAGAATCTTCTTTTCGTTCTTTGCGTAGAAGTTCTTGATTGATGTGGTGATCTTGCCCATGATGTTTCCTTTCAGAGAAAATAACTACTTCTTCACTATACGCCATGTTTTTGTCGCGAATCAGAAACGCGAGCGCTCAATGACAATCTTTTTGGACAGTTCTTTCAAGCCATTGAATTTCAAATACTTGCGGATAGCATCTTCTTTCGATATCGCATAGACATGGAAGGGATTGTGCTTCGCTTGCTTAAATGAATAACAATAGAGATTAGCCATTAGTCCTCCGAACTGAACCATTCAAAATCGCCATACTGGCCGATATCATGAACGGCATTATCGACGAGACCATTATAATACCCCAGGTCCACGTCTTGCTCTTTGCCAAGTTCCTTGACTACTTCAGATTCCAACCAACGATATCCTTTGGAACCTGTCGCAGCATAGAACTTGTCGCCCTTATTTCTGACCAGCTGACCGCCACCGCAACCAGCTTTGATGGGAGTGAACTGCCCAGCCTTGCCCACGAATTTATAACTATGTCCATCTTCACCAAGGTTTTCATTCATGTCCAAATATAGTGCAGTCGTGACTGTCTTAGTTTCGCAGAGATCACTAAACACGACAGGCTCATGACTAAATAATGTCTTAAACACATATGGTTGAGCAAACTGAGCGCCCGTAGCTGTCCATGGAGAGTTCTTTGATGGTCGCATACCATCATCACCATATGACAGCTTGGCAATGTACACTGAGTTGTTGACGAGGCACATCTTCGAATATGTCGCTTCGTGCTCGAAGTCATAGCCGTAATTATGGCCGAACTTCGTCACAAACTCAATAATCTCAGGTGTCGCATCAGCAATCTTGATGGAATCGGTCTTGATATGCACCACATTCCAACCCATATCCATGCAGGCATGCTTCAAGTCAATCATGAAGAGTGCCCCACGTTTGGCCACAATATTATCTTTATTGCGCATATCTTTGAATTTGTTATTGAATCGAGCAGAAGTCAATCCGTAGACCGAGTTAATCACAATCTTCAATGCCTGAGCAAGATTCTTATAGTCCTGATCAGTATTTAAAATAATGTTGTCTGCGGATTTACCTAGCAGATCTCGAGCTAAATCCAAATCGTGATGCTTGATGGCTATACGAGCTTGCTTAATAGCACTGAAGTTTACCGTATAGTCACCAAAGAGATTCAGCTGCTCGATACTGGTGGGGTGCATCGAAGCAATATCCAGCAATGCGACATTCGTATACATTCCTGGTTTGCTATAGACGTATCCACCTTCTCCTGGATCTTCTCCTCGATAGAGCGAGTGCCCCATCTCGAAAGTATACCCAGGAAACTTCACAGGCCATTCTGTAATCTTAGGATCGACCAACTTGTTCTCCTCCCTTGTAAATATGGCCAGTCGCCAAATCGGTGTACCAGAATTTGTTCTGTGGTTCTCGATCAGCACCGAATATGATCTTGGCGCTATGAGAATTGGTACTAGCATTCACCGACAAACCACTGAGATCTGCAAGCACCTGCCGAGCAATGAAATCGTCCTTACGGGCATTAAAGACTGCTTCCGTGGCAATAACATCATTATCGCAATACTCCGCGACCTTCGCCCACAAAGATTCATCAACTGGCTGATCCCAAGGCAATCCCAATTCCTGATGGTGGATACCGAGTTCGATCTCAAATTTCTTCAAGGACTGCTTTTTTGCCGAGAAATCATACACATCAGTATATGAGAGATTGTAGGCATCAGCGAACATGACATTCCGGTTACCATTCACAATCTTCTGACTGAGTGCATAAAGTTCCTCATTAGTATACCCAATGTACCGTGCATACAGAATATGGTTATCGTATCTACGACAATTGAATCCCACCAGCTTGCGTTTGAGCAGTTCTCCTACCTCTGAAGGTGTGGGATTAACCATTCGTACACAAGTTTGATCTTCACCCTCAACCTTCCAGTTAATGAGGAACAAGTTGGGGAAGACTTCGCAGTCGAAGAAGACAATAGGATCAGATGCTGGCGATGGCACTCCTTCCGGGTCTTCTTTGGATCGAAATTTCATATTGGCCGTCACTTTGATACAATAATCTGGCCAATGAGAACTCGATAGCGCGAAATTGGTTATCTTCGGCTCCATATCCCTGACATCGTAACGCAAATCCGATTCATAAGCATCATCAAGGATTTTGCAAATGAAATCAATACTTGGTTTAGTGCCAGGGTGGATTTCCTTGTTGAGATTTCTTTGGATGAGGTTTCTGAGTGCTCGTTCACTCTTGACTCCTTCGAAATTAATCACTTTTTCCTCCTTTAAGGGGAGTCCACTCGAAATATGAGCAATAGGTATGTCATTGCACTTACTGAGTTTTCGTCGAAGTGATGCTTTACCAGTAAATACCTTAACTTCAATATCCTCTGCATAGAGATTCCGTAGCTTGGAAACATCGCCGTCATAAATATAGTGGAGATGTACGCCCTTACCGCCTTTGGAATACTCTGCATAGGTAGGAGGCCATTTGGATGCTGCTTCGAGATTGCGTTCAGCATCCTTCTCGCCTTTCTCATTCTTCAGATCAAAGTCGATAACAATCTGATTAAATGGTGGTTTGACATAGTGAATCTTATGCGTGTCGAGTTCTGACAAGACGGTCTCTACATCATCCCACTTGGTGTTCGGTGTACCATGAGAATTGGCATACTGAGCAGGATAGTTGGCAAATGCCGAGTCAAATAAGGACACATCCTTGTCCAATACCAATGGAATAGGATGCTCCACTGCTTTATCGACATTGCTTTCAAACTTCTCAGTCATAAAATCACTATACCAATTACGGACACGTCGCTCATCAATGGTAGTACGTTCCTGGAATGTATGGAAATAATTCTTCAACTCCTCACGGAATTTGTAGCGAGGAATCTTGTACTCCAAGAGTGTCTCGTCACAATATACCTTGTACATCGTCCATGCCTGATCGAGACTAATGCCACCAGCTGCATTGAACGTATCGTAGTTATCCTCAACAAAGTTGAAGAATACGTTGGTCTGCTGCATCATCTCGAGAGGTCGATACCCAGCGTAATATCCTTTACCAAGTTCTCGATAGACATTGATATTGTGCTGAGCAATGGCCCCCAGTTCGAAGCTGATCTGACTCATCAAGGCTGTATAGTGCTTGAGCGGAATCTTGTTACCTGATGGATGCACATCAATCAGTCGTCGAATAATACCAGACTTGGCATCAGTAATCTTAACTGGCTTGTTGGTACCCATATACAGGAACGAATCAATCTTCGAAGTATATGATGGCTTGAACTTCTCATTGATAGTCATCTCTTCATGGGAAGTTACCGAGTTGATCTTGGAATTATCCTCGATCTTGGACAAGTCGCCATCATGCTGTATAGCTACCAGAGGATTCGATTTGAATGTCTCAGTAGCAAATGCATTATTATTCGAGCCCAGAGCTTTCGCTTCAAACATCGAATAATATCCCTCAAACAGCATCTGCATGATGTTGAGTACCGTCGACTTACCAGACCCTGCTGTACCGTACAAGACGACGAACTTCTGAATATCACGAGATTCTCCAGTGAGGACAGCACCCATAGACCATTCGAGCTTCTGTCGTTCCTCAGGAGTGTACAAGGTACTGATGAGTTCATCGTACGCATCACAAGGCCCATCCTCGAGAGAATATGGCAGGCGTTTGCTTGCATAGTCTTTCTTGGTGGTCTTCTGATCCAGGAAGGTCATCGTGGAGTCCAGAGGTTTGGCATTATCCGGAATATGCGTAATGTAACTCCGGAATGTCGACCAGACACCAGTGGAATAGTTCGTCATGAGTTTGACATACAATTGTCCATCAATGTTAGGACTAATCCTATCGCCATATTCCATCAATTCTTTGTCGGTAAGACGCTGAACATCATACTCATCGGTAGACCAGAGTCCGGTTTCTTCATCCCAGATGGCAAAGAAATCTTTGGCCTTGACCATCAAATCCTTTGACTTACCCACAACAAAGTCTGGATATACTTCTACCGATTTGTTCTTACCTTCGCGTTGTCGTATCTTGAAGAAATCCAACGATACCTCCTTTCTCTGTGGAATATGGTGGTGTGATTACTCATCGAGTCGATTGTTTTCCATGACATAATATGAGAGCTGATACCAAATTTCCGTTTTTCGTTGATCCTTGGTAGGATGTGCCAGCGGAAACATACCTCCATGAGCACCGTTCGAAGCATAGTTCCTTCGAATTAGTGACTCAAGAATATAGTCTACGTTGGCATGACTCTCTGGACTATCCATATATCGTTCGTCAGTATATGGCAGCAATTCCAGATTGTCCATGATACGCCAGAACCACCAGAACTGATCTTTGCCTTCCAGATCCATAAATGATGCACGTTCTGCCAGAGCAAGAATCATCTCAAGCATAGAGCAAGGCATATGCTGAAGTTCAAGACCAAGATATGGACTATGCAGCGAAGCAAGAAATTCAGTCCGAATATTCAGCCCATCTTGCTCACGATTATCATCATTAGGTACAGTCCAAGCAAATGGTTTCTCATATAACTGCTCTGCCAGCAGCCAATGGCCGTGGCTCGGATTGTTATCAGTACGAGAACCAATCTTGTGATACAGATACTCTAGGTACTGTCCTTCAATAGTTGCTGATTCATGAAACTCACTCATGCTGCTCCCTCATTTTAGGGATTGGCTGCTTCTCCGGACCCATGCCCATGGACTGAGCAACAAAGGATTCATTGACACGTTCAATCTCATAATATACCTGCTGTCGATCATTACGGACATATACCACATCACGAGAACCTGACTGGTATCCAAACATAGTCAATGCTTGATTGCCAATAAAGTTCTCAGGATTACCGATGGGTACGCCTTCTTCATCACAGAGAATATCGTCTTCTGCATAATAGGTCAGAGCATTGTAGTCATATTCTTCGCCACGAGATGATGCTTCCATCTCCGGAACTACCACAGGATATTCGCTATCCGATGGCGCTACATCATAAATCGATGCAGGACGAGTCTCTGGCTCGCTATCATCTTGCTCTTTCACATAGGTCTCCGTATTGTCTTCACCCTCGGTAGAATATCGAGGTTGTGGCCCATCATCTGGGTCATCATTAGGATCAGTCACAGGGTCATCTGGATTTGGTTCTGGAACTTCCAGCTTCGGCCCGGTATACTTGGGGATATCCACGACGATCTTAGGCATGGATTTATCATCCACATACCCTTGAGCAGCCTTGGCATAAGCGTCCAAATCAGGTTTGTTCTGGAATCGAGCTTTAACCTCGTTCTGATATTGCTCATATTCTTCTTCGGAAGCCCATTGCCCTGGATCATTAAGGTCGACACCGGCCTCTTTAGCTTCTGCAGCATGTTCGGCAGCCTTCTGAGCATAATCCCGTTCCATCAATGCTGCTTTTTTGGCGTACCGTGCGCGTGTTTCGGAGATTTCTTCCTGTGCTTGGTCTTCAAATTTCTTTTTCAGCAAAAGACTCACAGCACATGCGCCTACCGCGACACCTGCTGTGAATATGCCGATACTTTTCAGTGTATCACTGTTCATGATTATCCTATCAAGAGATAATATGGTAAATTTCTTCTTCTGTGGGGAGGACTCCCTGATAGCAATACCTATCGGGGTAGTCCAATAGATCTTGCCAAATATCCCCACAACCTACAGCAAGATCAGGTCTTCAATTCTGGAGGAGGTCGTAGACCACACCATCCACATTGAAGTCGAGCCAGACGGAACGTTCCCATCCGTTCACAAAGTCATGATGCTGAGCATCATTTGAGAATATCCCGAAGTCGACAAAGCCATCACCAGTTTCGGAAATCCAATCACCATTGGCATCCTTACCGGTGCAGACCCATCCAACCAACTGCCCATAGGAAGTCTTAGGAAGTCCCAGTGCTTCGTAGACATCGTTCAAGAACAAATATCCATCGGCATGGAGCTTGTCATTGGCGAAGTTTTGCTGTGACTGGAGGAAATACCGATTATACTCGGCATTCTTCTGCCAATTTGGATTGAATTCATCGAAGCACTTGGCATAGATTGAGAACCCATTCGGATCACGAACAACTTCCTTCTTTTTGGTCTTCTTGCCAGTCTTCTCATCCGTCACTTCAACTTCTTGGACCTTGGCACCAGTAAAGAACTCACGTTCCTTCTCAGCACCTTGATCATCGCTAACACGCTTGCGATATGCTTCAAAGCTTTGCTGGAGTGCGCCATAGGCAGCAACCCAAGCAGCATTACGCTGACGCAGAACATGATGTGCGCTGAGAATGGATATGATACCCAGAGCACCAACGGTCAATGCTGGAGCATAGAGCTTTAGGAAACGACCTGCTGAACGAATATAGATACCAGTCTTGAACTGAATGATGTTTTGTTCAGTATACTGATTCTTCTCCATGAGTTCTGGAGATTCCGACAGTTCCTGGATGGATGCCAAGTCAGCATTGGTTTTGTCAATAACCTCTTCGACATGCAGGGTAGCTTTGCAAGCCAGTACTGCACCACCGATAACGCCGACAACACCGACGCCTACCAGAATCTCTGGCGAATATGTGCCCACCCTGACTTTCGTCACTGATGCAGCATGTTTGATAGTATCTACGATACCCATAGTGTTCCTTTCACTTCACTTTCTTTGGAGAAATCAATCGACGATAGGTCGCCGCTACTTGGCGGTCAGACATGGCTCGGACTTTACGTTGCCACTTGTCTGCCTTGGAATAGAGTTGGAGAAGATATGCTCGCATCTGTTCAACACTCATGAGACTTCCTCGTAACTGTCTGCAAATACGTCACGATCACAGCGATAGAATTCACTATGAACTCCGCGAATAACCCAATCAAGACGCCGTACTACAAATGGTCCTTCGAGAGTTGTCAATGAAATATAAGTCTTTTTGCTATCCCTAGAGTTCTCGAAAACCACACATGAACCACGATTTTGTTTGATCCAACTCACAAGTTTGTCAAGATTATCACCAGTAAACTGACAACACTCGACAGCAATAGGCTTTTTCTTATATCGTTTCATGGATTGCCGCCATCCATTCTTTATTATAGGCTTCTCGATCCTGGAATTCCTGCTCGGTGAACTTTTCATATACTCGGTATTGTTTCCCCCATCGTGGTATTTCTTTGAGGCCAACAATGAGCACATCGCCGAGATCAGCATCGAAAATATGTTCACGATCAGTGCAATTATCAATAAAATGCACATGATCGTCAGGATATTCCAAAGATGGTTTATCGAGAGTTGTTCCATTGATAACGACTCGTCCACCTAGCAATTGAGCCAAATGGGAAACACTTTCCCGAGTGACAGGAATCTGATAGAAGACCGGTGGACGTTCCTGAACGAGAGAATATGCAATTCCATCAAATTCTGGAAGGTCTGTTTTAAATGGCAGTTCTTGTACTTCTTGAGGCATGATACTTCCTTAATCGATAACTTTTGCTGGTGGAAATTGAATAAACCATCCCTCAGCACTTTGACGAATGCGAGCGTCGCGAAGATCAGTCCACCCATATTTTTCATAGGTATAATCTCCGCTAACACCTGCAAAAGTATACAGGTCAGCAACGGATACCACATTATATGCATCCAATGCTTCAAGCAGACTATCCAATACTCGTTCTGCAGAACCTCTTGTAGGATAGAGAATATCCTGGAACTGCATATTAGCAGATGCGGCTTGATTGCTCTGCTTCAAGCTCATAGGCTGCCCATTACTAGTGCTGGATGGTCGTATGAACCTGTTGCTGGTACCGGCATAGTCGTTGTATCCAGGACGACCACCATATCGAGGAGACTGCCCTGGAGCAGCGCCACCCCACATCATACGGCCTGCGCCCTGGGTAACCAAGTCATAGAAGAGATTCTTGGCAGCAGGAACCATGACATCAAACAACAAATATGATCCAACATCCTGAGCACTATCACCAACAATCATCTGCTTGAATTTCTGGCCAAGGCCTTTTTTCTTGAGCTTGACTGGCTCATCGATAACGGCCTTGATATCTTTCTTGGGCTTGGTGGTAGCCTTCTCATTATGCGAGTTCCCAGGAATACTTTGAATATCTTCAGCACGAATTGGTGAGGAAGTGGGTTTGTTTACTGTATCTTGAGCCATGTGACTACACTTTCACTTGGTAAATATTGCACGAAGAATTTTGAATGCTAACCAGAGGCCTCCAGTGAGTCCTGTAAGAATGAGGTCGACAATGAAATTGCCTATAGTGTATTTTTTCTGTGTCATTATTCTTGCTCCTGATGATCTTTGATGAGATGTGGAAGTTCGTCAATTTCAAAACGCACACCATCGTCCGTACTCACATAGAAACGAAATACATTGAAATCATCTTTCTCCCAGCCATAAGTATTGCCAATAGTCTGGTCCTCCGGAAGAGTAAGATAGAGACCAAGTATTTGTGCCAAATCACCCAAAGTGCATTGGCCATAGGTTTTCATAGATTGAACAATGTCATCATATAGATAATTCAATTGTTCTACACTAAGAATTTTTATCTGTTTAATGATGGCAGACAACAAATCCTGAACCTTGTCGTCTGGATGAGGAGTTTTGATATTGATGTGAATTTCCACAGATGGAGACTCTTCGGTTGAACCTTTTTCCAGGGCTTCTTCACGCTTGTCTTGTTCTTCGAGAATAGTCTTTCCCGCAGAGTTGATCATTGCACCTGCTGTACGATCAAGAGCATCTGCTAAAGTCAGTCCACCTAAAGCACTAGTAAAGGCGTAACTGACTTTAAGAATCGGATTATTTGTCGATTGCACCAATGATTTACCGATAATAACGGCAATACCCGAGCTTCCAATCATCAATGGTACACGAACGATATTGCGAATAAGCTTACGCTTTTGATAATGATCCATGAGTGTTCCTTTCAAGAATATCGGGGGACATCCATAGCGGACATCCCCCAGGAAAAATACCTACTTACAGTGTGAGCTCGTTGTCTGAGCCCCCTTCAGTTTCCATCGTCGGCTCCAAGACCGGAGCAGCAGTGTTATCCACAATGAATGAGGAATCCTCCTGCTGAACGGTTGGCTCCTGCTTGGCCAAGTGGTCCTGAGGTGCAACTCGCTCGGGAAGCTTAACTCCCTTAGGAGCAGTGGGCAAGTCAGGCATGATACCATCCATGAACTTCTTGATGGCCCCAGCTTCCGTCATCAACTTGATCAAGATAGCATCCATGACTGGCGCATTGGCAAATCCATCACGAAGATCCTGGTTCTTGGCGAAACGGTTACCATCTGCCGAGACGACACCATAGCTTACCAAGACAATATCCTTCAAGATCTTGTAGGTCAGCGTAACGTCATTCGTTTGTACAGCATTAGCCAAGACGCGAGTCGTGGTGGATTCATACGCCTTGATATACTTATTGTCGAGATCCAGAGCTTCCTCAACAGACAAGTTAAAGCGTACATCCTCAGATACCTTCATGCCATTGAGGTTCTTGTAGCTAATGTGGATCTTAATCATGTGGTTTTCCTTTCAGAAAAAGAGAGACCATATGTATTTCATATAGTCTCCCAATATTTCAAACTTACTTACTTGCTGGTTGGTTCAATGATTTCATCGGGTACGATGGCGTCATCCGTTTCGGATTCCTGAGTAGCTTGCTTTGCTGCGGCCTTTCTAACCTCGTGCTTGTCATCCATTTTGTCTACAATAAATTTGGATGTCACAGCAGCGGTGATAGACATGGTCGCAGAAACCAATGCTACTCGATTATCCTTAACGAATTTTGCGATAGTGACGATGGCTCCCATGATATGCTCCTTCAAGAGTTGTTGAGTTCTTCACTATACCCTATGTTTTTGTCGCGATGCCGAAGCTGAATATCGCGTATGTACACCCAGAGAAACCCCAGGCCAATACCAATACTCAACACCAGCATTGCTAACAGAATAAGACATAGAGGAGATAAGAGAATCTCCAGAAATGCTTGACTAGTCACCGTAGAATGTATCCTTGGGACTCGTCTCGACATCAACGACCAATGCCGGTTGATTGTTATCGGTCAGCACAGAACTGTACTTGAAGTGGATCTGGTCGCCAGTTTCCGAATGCCAACCCTGGGTATCCCCAAGTTTGGTGGACCGAAGACCCATGCCATAATACATGTCATTCAAGGACACCCAGTCATCAGCCACCAGCTGCTTTTGCAACTTGACTTCCAGGCGTTCAAGGTCGACCATACGCATCTTGAAGAATCTTCCGGACAGGTTGTCCAGGCAGAGGACTTCATCATCGCCGACAATGATGGGTTCATCATTCTTAGCGGTTTCTTCGGCCTTCTTGAAATGGTCCTTCATAATCTCATCATGAATGGCCGTTTCCTTCTTCTCACCGATAGTCTCCACAACCTTGTTCTTGTACTCATTGAGCGTGGTCTGTGCCAGAGAATATGCACCTGCAATAGCAGTATTGCGCTTGACATTAACATGCTGAGCGCTGAATATCGCTGCGATAGAGAGTCCACCGATCAATGCAGTTGGCAGATAGAGCTTCCACACCAAACGACCTTGGTCCATCAGCGGAATATCCACATCTTCAGGAACGACAATGTCATCAGGGTCGGAAGCTTCCTCGGCAATACGAACTTTCTCAGCATGAATAACTTCAAGTGCTTGTGGTGTCACTTTGACTGCCATGATAGCAGTACTAATCAACCCGAGAGCACCCAGTGAAGTCATAATCACTGGTGAATGCTTCTTGAGAGTGTCGGGTAGTTGTTGTATGATGCCCGTTGGTGTATTCACGGGTACCTCCTTTATAGTGTTTTTGTCAAGAGAAACAAAAATGAAGAGCCATGTAAGTTTGACTGTAAGCCAGCCTTTTTACGTGGATCTACGAATCGATCCTAGCTCTTCATTATAGTGCATGTTTTTGCTGCGAGTTTATCGAGATTCCTGGTCAATCATTTCGGCCATGGATTCAATGGACTCGTATTTGCTGAACTGAATATCCCAGAAGTTCCATCGTTCGAACATCCGGAATTTGTCGGCATCTCGCTCAAGGCGTTGACAAAATTCGTCTAGATTATCTCCACGTTCTTGTGCTCGAAGAATACGAATGGATTCGTCGGCCTTGAGATAGACCATATAGACGTCATCACCGAAGGTTTGCTTGAATACCCAAGCTCCAAATGGGTCGAGGACCAGAACACGATATCCTTCTTCATCCTCGAACTCGTCGCGTGGAGTACCATATTGACAATATCCAAAGCTGGCATCATAGCTCCGATGTTCAACAAAGAAATTGCCCAACACTAACTGATCAAAGACCTTGTTTGTGCGGAAATGATAGTCGACTTCATCGATTTCATCAACACGGCGAGATCGTGTTGTATAGGTAACTACTGGACGATATCCGTAGAAGTCTGTAAGCTCTCGTGCTAACGAGCTTTTACCTGTGCATGATCCACCAACGATAACAATAATCTTCATCAGTCTTCTTCTTTCTTGGGTTTGTTTAATTGCTGAATGGTTTTCACAGCATCATCATATTGCTTTTTCCAATGGTCAACTCTTTTCTTGAGTTCATCAATAGTATCCTTTCGATTAAAATCCGCGATTTCGAAAGCTTTAGCATCATATTCAAGCTTCTTGATATATGCCTCGTTCTTGGCAATAACCTTGTCGGCAAGTTTCTTGCTAGCCAGTTCCTTATCACGTTCTTTGTTGGCAAATGCCAAATCTTCACGAAGACCCTTATTCGCCTGTTCGAGAGACTTGATTCTATCCATCATGTCCTCGCGATCATAAGCCCATTTCTCAATAGCCTTGTCGTTGGACTGCTGAATGAAATCTCGATTGTGATTGGCAACTTCCAAGAGGTGGTCGCTCTTGTTGTTGTTGGAAGCGGTGAGCTGTTCGACCTGTTCTTTGAGCGCCTTGATTTGCTCTTGGTATGATCGTTGCTCCTCTGGCGTCAAGATCTTTTCCCTGGTTGGAGCATATTGTTCATCGGAAAGTTTCTTGCACCGATCCATCTCTTTGTCGAGTGCTTCTCTGACTTGCGCCATTTCCACTTCGACAGTACGCTTGTGCAAATCAAATGCCTGCTGAGCTTCATTAGCACGGTTTTCAATTGGTGATGACATGATTACTCCTCGTTGGTAGATACTATGGTCTTGAATAAAATGGAACGATCTTCTTCGGTTGCTTCAATATTTGCGAGAAACTCCTCAAGCAATACCGCTTGTTGATGAGCATCCGAAGTTACTGATAATTGTTGCAAATATGATCGCAAAGCTGTGAGAATTTTTTGCCTACTTCTAAACTCCTCTTCGCGACGAATAGCATCGGAATTGTCTTTAATGTATTGAGTAGTCTCGTCCCAAATATGAGCCGTCTCTCGGCCTACAGCTCTTCTAAAATCCATCTTCTGCTGATGATGGAGGGCTAAAGTAGATCTTGCAGATCTCAGACTCTGTGCTAGCTTGATTTTTTCTTCTTTAGCTAGTTCAAAGGCTTTTTCAAGTCTCATATTTTTATCCATGAGCTCATTGATTTTCTTTTGTTTTTTACCCAACATGATATCCTTTCAAGAGATAAAATTGAGACCACAGGTTGGTGTGATCTCATAATACTACTGTGGTAATGAATGTGATTCGGTTTCAGCGATGATACTTCGCTTGATTCGAAGGATATCCTTTCTGAGCCCTGATCGTTTCCACATCTTGGTGACTGTCCATTTAATTTGCATGAACAGCATCACGATGCCGATAGTCAGTGCCCAGAAAGCAATATCGTTGTAATCAGCGAAATACCAATTCCTAAAAGCTTCCATAATAATTCCTTTCTACAGTTCTTCACTATAGAGCGTGTTTATCATGCGACTTTAGAAATGCTTATGCATACTCCCCTGCATGGCTGACTGTGCGAAATATGTCGAGTCGGCAAATCCGTTCTGATAGCCTTTATTGTAAAGATATAGTCCAGCAGTTATCAGACTAGCTACCATTATAGTATCTTTATGATCGCGAATAAATTTCATAGCGCATGTGTCTTTCATGGTAGTTTCTTCTCCTTACTGACAATGAATATAATCGGTGACCGAAGCACAAGCTTTACTCAAACTTTCTTGATAAACAACATGCTCCGAAGTTCCATTATGAATATAGACATTGTATCCTTGTCCGTTCTTAAGTTCTTGAATAATGACAGCATAATGATGCTTCTTTCCAGTCGAAGCAAGATGCGATCTGAGATGTTGTGTATGCTTTTTTCTGAAATATGCATTAATCTTATCAGTAAATTCAGCATAAACAATGATAGTCCCTATAAAAGTTGCAGCACAGATGAAGTAAGCAATAAACATAGTAGAATTCATGATGTTCTCATTTCTAAGTGTACTTCTTTATGGGTGATTTGTCGTGCAAGCTCTGTCATTTGCCGAGTCGTACACAAATATGATTCAAAGAGTTCAGGAACATACTCTCCGTACGTATTTCT